TCACCGTTATATTTACCGAATACCGCTCTCAAGATTGGCTTGTTTGTAATGTTTACACGATTATCATTGGTAGTTGCTCTGAAATGTGCTGACAACGTATATTTCTTGCCAGGCTTTACACCATCAAATAATGTGAACCGAATCCAATTTGACAAATCTATCCGCATCGGATTAACCATTGGCTCATAATTATTAACCACTGGTTTCTCAATATATGGATTAGACATAATTGTCCATGTAGGACTGTATTCGATCTTCAAAAAATAATTATTAAAAGTATTAAAAGAAATGTGTGAAAAGTCATGATCTGGAATGAGATTCTTCCTTGGTGTTACTGAAAATTTCTGCCCACGCTCATCTTCAAAAAAGAAGTCAGCCATTTTCGCTGTAATACCATTTTTATCAATCGTTACTTTATCACCACTGATTTTAATGACATCAGCGTTGATTCCTTTTGCTGTTAGCCATTTAACTATTGTATCGGCATTAATATTCAGTTTTTCGGCATCAATTGTAATCTTACCAGGTGACATATTGATAGAAGTCATGATGCCATCCTTTAAAATCTGTGCTAGAATCCCTTCATCTAACACTTCTAACCTAGATTCTGTTTTCTTTACATAGGCATTATACGTCTCATTTATAAACGTTTCTTGTTTTCCAGTAATAATTGAAACGCCTTTTTCAGTAGCGCTGATACTTCTTTCTAACTCTATTACTTTTTTATCGTAATCCTTAGTAGCTACTCTATTAGCGATATCTTCAATCATTTTATCAGCATCAGTTTGATCTTTCGGATGTAACCAAAATTCTGTAGCTACTTTACCGCGCTGTAACATCGGCAGGGCAGCTCGTATACGTCCGTTTCTTTGAACATAATAACGCCATCTAACCCACTCTTCATTAGCTGCAACCTTTGAAACCATCGTCATTCTTGCCCAATCACCTTGTTTAGCCCATTGGATTTCTACACGTTGTGTTCTCATTCTAGTTCCTTTGGTAGCATTCCAAAACTCAATTTCCATCCACGCTTTTTGATCCAGTGAAGCTATATTGTCAGTAACAAACCAACCTGAAGAAATAAGATCCTCACCATTTGTAACTGATATAAATTCAGAAGCGGTACCAGACCAGTGATCACTAGTCTTTCCTGAGTAGTCACTCCAGAAAGTTGTGTATCCTTTGTATTTTGAGTTTGGCTGAACGACAGTACCCTGGTTAATTGACCAATACTTGTTACCTAATTCAAGACCTGCGTTTCTGATATCGTTGATAGACCCAATACCGCCAACATAATCCTCAACATCTTTCTTTTTCATTGTTAAACTCAATGCTTCAGAATGTTGTTCTAATGTTGTATTAGCTTGAGTTAATGTTTTCCCTTGTTGCAATTGAGTCTCTTGTAATTTCGAAACACTTTGAGTGATTCCATTTGCTGACTTCTCTACTTCTGTAACACGTTTATCAAATCCGCTTTGATTATTTTCAACTTTTGTTACGGTTTCTTTGATTCCATCCACACTTTGCTCCAGCTCATATGTTGACTTGCTGAAGTCTGTTGGAACAGACCCTTTTTCTAATTTAGCTTTCTTGAAACGGACTTTCTTACCCTTTGAATTTGCATTTCTTTCAAATCTTAATCGCAATCCCCATCCAGTCGCTCGCTCATCAATTTTGAATGTAAATGATCTTTTGGACCAATTAGCCGCAAGGAATTTATTGTACAAGTTTTCTGCCCATACTCCATTAATAAACTGAAATACAATTAGATCAATTGGAACGTCATTTTGCAAATCGATACTGCATGTCATATCTTTCCCTTTTTCATAGTCACCCATCTTAGTATTATCTAAATGGAATTGATAGAAAGAGTCGGTATGATCTATACATTCTAGGATTATGTAATCCTCAGAGAACGTTTGACCAGCCTTGTTTACTAGTGCGCCTCCAAACATTCCAATTGTTTGTGGTTTTTGATTTCGTCCAGTATTAATTAGCCAGTTTTCACCGCCTACAGTACGAGCTTCAACCTGTTCTAACTTTGTTGAAATCTTCCCAGCTTCTTCTTTAATTTCAGTTGTTGTTTTACTCAGGCCATTTGTTGTTTGTTGCACATCAGATATTGTCTTTTTTGTGCCTTCCACAATTTGCTCGACTGTATTAAATTTATTGCTGATATCAGTATCTTTTTTAGTTAGTGATTCAATAGATAATTTAAACCCATTAGAATCTTGCTCAAACTTTGTTACCTTCTTATCAATTTCACCCTGTTTATTTTGCACATCAGAAATGGTACGACTAACACCTTGTAAGCTTTCTTTCACTTCATTAAATTGCCCTGTTGCTTGTTTTTGCGCTTCTTGAACCTTTTGATTTAATTCGCTTTTTGTGGTCTCGATATCTTTGCTCACTTGTTCCAATGTTTCTTTCTTAACAGATTCCACATCAGGAACAACAGGATCCCATTTACCATCCTTCCACAATTTCAGAATACCAGGCTTGCCTTTACTGATATCTTGCCACAACGTTTTTCTATCCTTTAAGTTTTCTGTTGGTGCATTTACGCCTTCAATAATATCAACGGTATTATTCTTCAAGTTTTCAGCCACTTGTTCAGCAATTTTCTTTGCTGCTTCCGATTCTTTTCGAATGACTTCTGTTTCTTTTACGTTTTCTTGAAGCTTTTTATCTAACATATCTAGTAATTCTTTAGACGCTTTATTTGATAAGCTACCCATGATTTGTGCGTATAACCTATCGATAAGGCTTCGTGTATCTTTAATTTCACGATAATTACCAAAGATATATTTATCTTTCGATGGATCAGTGTCACATTCATCTGCTGCTATTAATCTAGCTTCTAAGAAAAGTGGTGGACTAAATTCTGTATCTTTTATTCGTACCGTATCTCCTTTACGAACCGCTTCATGAGATAAACCAAACACTTTTTCAAGTGCTACAGCATCCACTTCATATAGAGTAGAACTATCAATTCGTTTCTTTAATTCTGCTTCGGTTAATTGTTTGAGCCGTTGCTTCGTCATATCTTGATCTTCTGTTTGCGGTGAATAAATATCAAATAAATGCTTGCCGTCTTTCGACCAACGTTGTAACGCATCGTTGTTACTTACGTACAACTTTCCACCGTTGATATCTTCAAATGTCAAAAACTCTTCTTTCCCAGTATCCGGATTTTCTTTAGATGGCCCAACCCCTACAAGAGCGGTTACTACATTTTGGCTATTTTCAATACGACGTATGCCTTGTACATCTTTTCCTAGTACGAATTCTTTCCCATTGTCACGGCCAACCTTTTTTACTAAATCTACATAACGACCGACAATAAAAGATCCCAGTATTTCTGTTCTAAAACGAATCTCAAGTTCAAAAGTAGATGCGATTTGTTTTAAAAGATCAAGCGGGTTTGTGAAATCCTTAATATGAATAGTCCGTACACCACTGTACTCGGTAATCCCACGTTCCCACTCTGTACCTTGTAAAGCAAAGTCCATAGATTCGTTGACTGTAGTAGCTTGTAACGTTTGTAGTTTAATTACTGTTGCTTTCTTTAGCTTTGTATGTTCCCCGAGTGCGTGGATTTTTTTAGAACAATCTGCTGTATCTTGCTCTGCTTCCGTAATAACATACGAAACAAAAGTGCCATCTCTGGTTTGTTTTACTATAATATTTTGCTGTACAAGAGACGCCGATATTTTTGTTCCGTCCATTGTATTGAACTCTAATTGGTCTATATTATTTTTAAGCTCCCACTGGCGGATATCGTTCCAATAATTTTTTTCTTGTATAACACCAATGATTTGCTCTGTTTTAAAATCTACAATGTGTAATAGATTATTTGTTTTATTCATCGATAATGCTCCCTATACGTGACATCCACTTGACCTATGTTATTTGGAAAAACAGTTAAATCGTTCTTCCCTTTTTCAATACGTATATAGTCACTCAGAAAGTCTTTTATATTAATTGCATCCGCACCGTTAATACGAATACTCGCATCCGATGAATCAATTTCTACAACGTCTCCCTTTTGAACAATGTAGGGGATTTGACGTTCTGTATTGCTGTTTACCTTTTGCACTTTAATATCGTGCACAGCTGCAATTAGCGAAGGTGCATCATTAAATGCACATATATGCACAACAATTTGAGCAACCTTCTTCATAAAGCTATTGCCCGTATCGTACCATTGAGCAAATTTTTCTGTATGATAATTTCCTTTTTCATCGATTAAAGCAATATCGCCTTGCCAATAGTTTCCCACTCGTGCAATGTGTAGACGACCATAAAAATCATTCCAAGTTGTACGATAATAACCAGTTTCCGCTATAATCCTATAATTGTAGTCACCGTTTCCTACTATTACTTCACCGAAATTCTCGCTAGAATTTCTATATGCATCAAACATACCTACTTTTCCGACTACAACGCTGCTTTCATCTAATAAATAAAGTTCTACACGTCCCATAGTTGCAGGGTTTAAATTCCGGCATTCGACTATTGCATCAAGCGTGAAATCTTGCAATGGACCTCCAGTGATACTTTTTTTCACTGCGGGTCCGTGCCAATATTGACCTTGACCGTAATCTGATGGTATAAAACGTGCGCCGTCTGCGATCATTTTCCCTGCTACGATACCGTAGTCTGAAACAAAATCTTTCCCTACTTCTGTCCAACCCACTAGGGAATTCGCTTTATCGTGCATAACCAATTCGTACCGACTTATCGGTGTTTCATCTACCTTAACTGGATATCCTAAACGGAAATGCTGATTTCCATTTACAATATCGATAAATGTAGAAGGGTTCTCTACTTGTATCTTAAATTTTGGTTCAGCAAACTTTGATCCCGCATTAGTCACTATAGCTTTAAGTAAATTATTACTTTCTACTTTCGCTTTTACAGATTGTTGTGCACCTAATTTAAATGCTGACGTACAAATAAAAATTATCTTGCATTGGTAAAGTCTATCTGTTTCCAACAGTTCCTCCACAGATTCTTTCATACCGTAATATGTCATTTCAGGTTCATCTGCAAATACAATCGGTACCTCTTCTTCTGTATCTAATATAGAATTCAATTCATTTAGGCGTTTTCTTAAATCAAAAGAAGAGGCCCCTTTAAGTGTAATCTCTACTTCAAGGGGCACCTCTGGGTTTCTCTTTTGCACATAGCGGGATCCAGGCCGATTCTGGGTAGTAATCCTGCTTATTTCATCACTCATTACACCGCGACCTTTTGGTATTCCTACCAAAAGATAACCGTCATTATCTTTATTTGTAAACTGTTTTTCTAAGTCGATACCATTAAAAATAAGCAGTTTACTCCCTCCTTCCTAGAACGCTTGTTTACGTTCTTTAACAACATCTTGCTGACTTGTAATATCATCAACAAATCTTGAGAATTCGTGATTTCCAAGTTGGATGTTAATATGAGCTGGTTGTTTTTCTCTCACTACCTGACTGTCGTATTGACTCGCCTTATATATGTTTGGCGTAGACTTAACCGAACTATAAGTACCTAATCCGTCTGCTATTTTCGGTAGTGAAGCACCTGTATTTGCCACTATCATTTCTGGTTTCATCCACTCTGTCATTTCTCCTGTTGTTCTTTGCACTGCACTTTTCATTGAATCAATACCATTGATCCAACCTTTCATCATATTGACACCTATGAAATCTCTGAACCAACGAGACGGTGAGTGAATTGATAACAGACCGGAAATTTTATCCTTGATTCCGTTTCCGATCTCCGTGATTTTGCCCCAAATAGCCCCTGCCATTCCGCTTATACCATCTAAAAGTCCTTGCATCATATTACGACCAATGCTTCCTAAATCTATTCCGCTTAAGAACGACGTCACGTTATTAAATATTTGAGTAACCGTGTTATAGATAGCGCTAAGGATACTAGAGGTAGCAGAACTCGCTGCATTCCACATCGCGGAAATAATGCTACCCGCTGCAGACATTGTTGACGAAATAACTGAACCTATACCAGAGAAAATCGAGCTTACTAGAGAACTAATTGCTGATAGAACACTAGAAAAAATGGATTGCACTAAATTTAACCCTGAAGTCACGACCGATTTTATTAAATTTATCGCTCCTTGAATTATGTTTCCAATTAGTGACATTACATTTGATGTTATCCCTTTCACTGCATTCCATGCACCACTCCAGTCTCCTTGTAGAACCGAGGTAAATAATTTAATGATATTGGTTATAATCCCGATCACAGATGTAATTATGCCCATAATAGCTGGGAATACCGCTTGAACAACTGACAAAATAAATTGGATCGCAGGAATAACTACACCAGTTATGATCGTTGCTAAACCTTGTATAATCGCAACTGCTACAGGGATTGCCGCTTGAATAATTGAAACTATAACGGGGAAAACAGCCTGGACTATTTGTAAAATCAAAGGGATCACAGTCGTCGCTATAATAGATATTACTTGGCCTAATAATTGAATAATAGGAACAGCAACCGAAATAGCTGCCGATATTACTGCTGCTATTACTGGAAAGACTGCCTGAACCGCTTGTAAGATGATTGGAATAACCGTAGTAGCGATAATTGATAGAATTTCTCCAAACCCTTGTATTAACATTCCAGCTATACTAAATACAGTTTGAATGACCTGTAGAATAATTGGAAACGCCGTTTGAAAAGCCTGGCTAAATATCGGAATAACCGTAGTTGCAAATTCTGAAAACATTTGAGCTAAGAATTGGATTCCCTCACTGATCATCGGCATAATTTGGATAGTTGTATCTGCAAACATTCGAATGAGATCAGTTACCAACGGCATAACCTGCTGCATAATTTGACCGAATCCAGTAAACATTTCAGTCGCAATTGGTACCACTGCTTTTACAACCTCACCGAATAGACTAGCGATAGTTGAGCCAAGTTCACCAAACGCCGCACCTAATTCAGCAAGTGCTGGTCCTAATGTAGCAAAACTTTCTGCGATTACTTGACCAGTCTTTTGGAACTCAGGTGCTAATGGCGCAAATGCATCAATAAATCCCTGAACTAACGAAGTAATAATCGGCATAATTACAGAAGCAACCGTACTGAAGACGCCTTTTATCGATTCCCACGCTGACATCAACGCCGATTTAGCTTGTTCATTTGTGTTTACGAGTTTAAATATCGTAGCACCTAATGATGCGACAATAGCAATAACCCATCCAACAGGACCAGATACACCTAAAAATGATAATCCCAAACGTACGATTAAAGGTGTTAAAGTAGCAATCGTATTTCCGATTGTTGAAAATGAAGCTTTTATAAAATCCACGACTGGAGAAATTGCTGAACCAATTCCCGCAAACTTTGCGCTTATACCTTCTATTGCTGAACCGAAAGCACCGCCTATCATCTGTCCAAGTCCACTAAACTTTGCTTTTACAGACTCAAAAAAAGCACCTATCGCGCTACCCATCGCTGAAAACTTAGCGGGGATTGTCGCAAGATACGCACCAAATGAGTCAAATGCAGACTTCATAGCTTGTACGGCTGAAACAGTAACATTCTTAATAGATTCCCAAGCATTATTCATCGCGTTACGGACCGTCTCGTTATGTTTGTATAGTTGAACTAGTGCTACACCTAATAGAACTATTATTCCAATTGCTATTCCTACAGGACCTAAAAGCGCCGCGATTACGGTACCTAAAATTGATACCCCTTCAACTAACATCCCAATAATTGACCCTAACTTACCTATAACTAAGAATAATTTTCCGAATACAACCAAAGAGCTACCTATACCACTGATTAAAAATCCAAATACAGCCATGAAGACAGTGAACGCGGCACCTGCTGTAACTACCGTAGCAATTGTAGTTTTCATTGTTGAAGAAAGCCCATTGAACCAATCAGCTGCCTTTTGGATAGCGTCTGCCACTACTGAAATTGCTGGTGCTAAGGCATCCGTAAAGGCACGGGCCGCTACATCGATTGACGATTGCATTTTTACGATTGCTCCTGCCCAACCTTCAAGCATCGAATCGGCTGCTTTTTTCGACGCGCCATCTGATTTGATGAGCGATTGCGTTAGCTTATCAATTTTTTCTGGACCTGCCGAGACAAGTGCCATCATACCTGAAACAGCTTCTGTGCCAAATATGGTAGCTAATGCTGCACCCTTTTGAGCACTCGTCATTCCTTCCATACCCGTCTGTAATTCGCCGATAATTTGAGAAAGCGACTTCATGTTTCCACTACTGTCGGTCGTAGTAACACCGAGTTGCTTCAGCATATTTGCGGCCGCTTTCGGCGGTTTCACTAAACGAAGCATTGCCGATCTAAGCGCTGTACCTGCAGTTTCACCTTTGATACCTGCGTTAGACATAATACCAACAGACGCCGCAAGTTCTTCCATTCCTATTCCTAGCTGTGCCGCCGGACCAGCTGCGTACTTAAATGCGTACTGCATATCATATACGCCAGCTGCCGTTGCATTTGCTGTCTGTGCTAGTACGTCTGCCACATGTCCGCTATCTTTCGCTTCCATTCCGAATGCATTTAATGCGGAAGTTATCGTATCGGCTACCATTCCAAGATCTTCTCCGGAAGCTGCGGCCGCTGATAGAACGCCTGGTAACGCTGCGGTTGATTGTGCTGCGTCAAATCCTTTCGCTCCTAGTTCCGCATAGGCTGCTGCTACTTGACCAGTTGAATATACGGAGCTAGTCGCCATTTCCAAGATATCTTTCTTAACTTTTCCATAAGAACCACCAGTGAGCACCGCCGCTTTTCTCGTTTGCTGTTCGAATTCCATCGAGTTCTTAATCATACTTCCGAAAGCTCTGCCTGAGGCGTAAGCTAGAGGTGCAAATGCAGTTACCATACTCTGTCCTACTGATTGTACCCTTCGCCCCATTTCTTGTGCTTGATTTCCTACATTTTGAAACGTCCGTTGCCAACCTGACATATCAGGTGACGGCGGCGGGGCTGGTCTAGGTATTGGTGGGATTGTTGGCACATTAGGAGCCGGGATGTTGATTGGCTGGCTTACTGCCTGTTGAAAGTTGCGCCAAAGTTGTGTAGCTTGTGTCAAACTACTCTGTAAGGACGATATATCCGCTAGTAATTGTACTTCTACTCTATTTTGACTAATTTGTATTCACCACCTCATCCGTTCTGACTTCGTAACGCTCGTTCGATATCATCAAATAACGACTCATTGGCGTGAATCTTTTTCGTAAGTTGCTCACGCTCTTTTTCACGCGCTTCAGCCATTCTTGCATTTTCAGGACGCTTGTATATGTCATCTAGACTCTTTACCTTCTCGCTTTGCGCATTTCGGTAAAACAAAGCTTGGACACTAGCATCTTCATATAGATCCAACTTTCTTTCACGATAGCCTATAAGCATGATGTGATATTCTCTTAGGCTTAATCGCTTTGACCTTAACGTATCCATGCCGAAGTAACGGAAACAGTCAGATTGCAAATCATCGATGTTTATTCGTATAGGCTCTCGAATGCTTTTTTCTCTTTCTCGCCCATGCTCGCTAGTAATTTGTTCACTGTTTTCTTGAAGAAAAAACTGTTAAGGACTACCGCCTTATTTACTTTTAAGATGTCATCAAAAGATAATTCTTCGGACAATAATTGACGTTCAATTTCTTCCTCAATATCTTTTCGTGTAATACCTTCCCCTGTATGAATCAGCGCATAATAAATTACGTCAACGAAATCTTCAAGGCCACCTTGCATTGCCTTTTGTACGAATTCGAACGGACCACCGTTGCTATCAATTAATTTGATCGCTTCAATACCGATCTTAAGCTCGTGTTCTTTTCCTTTTACTTCAAAGCGTGTATATGATTTAGTCATTTATAAAAACCTCCGTTAATAAATTAGTTTTTTTACAAAAGGAAAAGGCGAAGTTTCCTCCGCCTACTAGTCAATTCTTTATGGTTGAACAACTGATCCATCAGGCGCTCCGGCCGGAATTGTTGTAATTTTACCTACAGATAAACCGCCGTTTAATTTTGCTTCAATAGAGTACTTAGAGAACTCCTCATTTTCATGCGAAAGCTCAACGCTACTTAACATAAACGTCCCGCTCTTCGATTTATACTCACCAGCTTTTGCGCTACGTAAGGAAACTTCGTGGATTTTAACCAATTTCTTATTCGTAATTGCTTCCTCAATATAATCAAGTGCTTCATCACCTTCTGTACTCACACCTTCGATAGATACAGACTGTGTTACATCCCCGTAATCACTACCAGATTTGTCTTTTGTTTTTAATTCAATTTCACCAGCTTCGATAGAGCGTGATCCTGATGTTTGGTTAAATAATCGAACCGTTTTCGAAGTACCCGTCAGTTGTGGAATGTCGATTAAATATAACGTTTCTTTACCTTTAAATTCCGGTGATGCTGCTTGTGTCGTTACTGGTGTTTCAGTTGCTCCAGCCATCCATATTCCTCCTTAATTTAAATCCTAATTGTGATAAAGCTAAGGTGTTTCGCCGTTACTTGAGCGATATCTGCTTGTGGAATCGGCTCACATGACGAAACTTCCGCATATAAAAAACCGATTAGCTTAGGTACCTTCAAACTTGTGTTGTACAAGTCGATAGGGTTCCTTTCTATTCGGTCAATGATCTTATCTTGTAATTCATTTCGGTTAGATACTGTATCGGAATACACTCCGATTTGTATCAAGTGATTTCGTGCGTAGTTGTCTTTTGAATATCTGTCAATGGTTCCTGTTAATGACTCAACCGTAAGAAATGGTTTTGCCTTTCCAGTCAAAGTAACGCCATCATATATCCAGGTAGTAGGAGCGAATTCTTCTAGCGCTTTTTTCAGCGAACACATCACATCATTTACTGTAACCATACTATAGACCTCTTGCCGTTCGTTGAATCGCTTTTTCTAAGTCAGTAACTAATGGTTGCTTTCCTTCGAACATCGTTTTACGCATAAACCCTTTTTTCGTTTTGTGTGTATATTCTTGAACAGCTGCATATTCAACATCTGAACCATACAACCATCCGGTTTTATCCCCGTTTAAAGGTTTTACACTTGGTGGAATACTTCCTGCTAAATTACCAGATTCTACAGGTGCTCTGTTAGAAGCTATATTTGCTTGTAATCTCGCATGCTTTTCAACAGTATTCGCAACAGGAGTTTTGTAACGATCAGGGTTATTCATACGATAAATATCTTCGAGTCCTTTAATTCTCGCGCTCACTTTCATTAAATCACCCTCTTTACGACTACTTCTCGACGATTGGCTCCGCCTAACCCTCGTTCATCAATTAAGGTGATTACATAACGAATGCCGTTTCTTACGAGATAATTGATGTCATTCAAATCAATATTGAGTCGGAAAGTAACAAGTGCTTCGCCTTCTTTTACATCAGTTCCTAAAAACTTTGCTTTATCCTCTAACGTGAACTTTTTCCAAACGACTTGCACCGTTTCTTGAATATCTTCACCTGTAATTTCCTCACCTGTAATCGGATCTTCTTCCTTGGTACCTTTTCGCCAAAGAATAATAGATTCACGACGATTCTGTTCGATTAATTCACGATTGGCTCGAATCTGTTCGATGTCTTTTTCAGTTAACACTCATTACTCCTCCTCTCCAATAATGTAATTTAAACGAGATGAACATTGCGGATGCGGGTTGATTAGTTGAGCTAGCAAACTATCAGGAATCTTCTTCGGATATCTTCCTGGTCCTAATCCATAAGCGTCGCGTCTGGCTAGTTTGTAACACATATGCTTTGAGTGATAACGGTGTCGATGTCCATTATCAATAATCTTGTAACCTGTGACAATATCACTCTCGTTACCGTTATAAATAGTAGCTGCCCGGTGTGTATTATTACTTTCCGTAATTGCTACACGTTCGATTTTCCATTTCTCATTATCATGTACTTCTCGTATTTTTTGAGAAATCGAACTAATACTTTCACCTTTTAGTACAGCTGGTCGTATTACTTTTGTTAACTCCGCTCGCATATCACCTGCTAAGTTCCATACTCGGTCAGAGAGAATTAAACCATCCTCACCTCTACGCTTTAGCATGTTCCTGACAATTTGCTTATTTACGGAATCTAAATCTTTTAATTCCAATGGAGTCTCAGCAAGTTTGGAAGTTGTCCATTTTGATGTATCGCTAACCATCTTTTCAAACGACACTCCTGCTTGCTTACGAAATTCCTTTTCATAAAAGTCTAAATCTCGTAATAAAGCATTCAATCTACCTCGTTTAATAACACCATCTTTTTGGTAGTCGTTAATTAAATCCAATAAAAAAAGACGGATTAGCATAATAGCGCCAACCGTCTCTTCTACTTGTTTTTCGTTCTCTTTTTCGTATTGCTTCGATATTTTATCAAGCGCTTCGTCAAATTCATTTTGTAACTCGCTCACGAAACTACCTCCAATCCGCCCTCTTTACAAATGTCTGACTAGCGCCTTTGCCACGTCTATATTTTCGATATTGTTTACGTGCGTCAGCCGCTAGTCTTTGGTAATTTGCGAAGATCATAGATTTATCGACAGCTTCTTCACCATCGGTATACTTAAAAAAACGAGCTGAATCTGCTGCTATTGCTTCATAAGCAAACGTAAGTGCAAGATAAAATACCGCATTAGCGTTATCTTCTTCTGTAAAATCTGATTCAACTAAAGCTTCGGCTAGCCAAGCATCAATGTCAGTCGACGTAACGCCTGGAACCTTTGATAATCGAGACTGCAATCGTTCTGACACCGTCATTTGGCGTCACCTCCGTTATTCTGACTTTTTAGTTGTCGACTTACCTCGTGGTTTAGGTTTTGAGTCTAAACGTTCAATAAATGGAGACTTTTTGTCCAAAAATTCAATTTCACTTTCGTCTTCCGTTACGTAGTTACCTTGCGAATCAAATTGAACATGGAAATCCGGACGAATTAACTCATAGTTTGGTAATGATTTATATTCCGCCATTTTATCGCCCTCCCTTTGTTAAAAGGAGACGGTATTTAAACCGCCCCTAATTAAGATACTGTTTTAGAAATTCCGCTTAATACAGCGATCGATTCTTTAGCATTCTTGATTTCGAAACCTAACTCGCCACGGATTACACGAGAGAAGTAATCTCCACCTGGTAATGTTGCATCTTGGTCATAAATAGGAGTTAAGTAACGAGCCTTAATGTTATTTGTATCTAATAATAGCGCACGATCTTTCGGCATGTTTTGGTCAACAACTACACTAGAAATCGCTCCGCCTGGCAAGTCAGATACGAATGATAAGATTTGGTAACCTGCCGCTGTATCTTGGCGAGTCGTTTGAATAGTGTTACCGCCTAGCTTTGTAATCTGTCGAGCTACGTTAGGCGCGCATAAAATTGTATTCGCTGAACCACCTCTAACAAATACTTGCTCAACTGCATCATTTAGTGATTTAGCATCGATTTCTTTACCTTTGAAGTCCTGCACGTGTGACCCTTGTTCACTAGCGAATGCGAATAAACCGCCTGTAGAACGTGGTTGTTGTCCTGATCCGATATACTTACGTCCATAAATTAGTGAGTTGTTAGCTTCACGGATTAATTCTTGTAAACGTAAATTGACTTGATAATCTAGCTCATCCTCTACACCGTAAGTGTTTACTTGTTGTTGCGTACGAGATACCGAAGCATATCTAGAGAAAATTTGCGAGAAGTTAAACGATACTAGACGATCATTGATTTCGTTTTTACGGAAAGTATCTTCACCTTCAGGGCGTGGTCGAGCAATAATTTTCAGTTCACCTTTAGCTTCAATCGCTTCAGGCGTAGTTGAATCATATCCACGTTGTACCGTAATTTTATCCGCTAGCTCATCTACCGCTACAACACGTAATACTTCAAGACCGTTTTGAACTAATGCTTTCTCTGTAAATTTACGCGCTTCACCCACAACAAGTTCTAATTCTGTTACATCTGCGGTTACTTCCGTTTTAACGATACCTGTATCACTATTTAAATAATCGTTCTGCCATTCGAATTTTGTTTGCGTAAGTGCTTCGCCCGTACCAATAATACCGAATAATACTGGTGCTTTCGTAAGAATCAAGTCCACGTTCGCCTGCATTTGACGAACCTGTTGTTGGAAATTATAAGTATTTGCTACTGCCATGTTTAATAGCCTCCTAATTGTTTTTTAATATAAAAAAGCCGTCGATTTGGAACCAACAACTGACCTACTTTTTCGATTTTAATTCAAGTATTTTGTTGTATAATTGTGTAACCTTACCCGCGAGTTTTGGATTTTTTAACGCTTCAGCCTTCGTTTCAGTTAATTCCTTTTCTAACGCTGTTAATTCATTAGCTCTCGGATTAGTTGCCGGATTAGAACCGCTTGATGCATCTACACCAATAACTTGTTTGAACATCCATGGCTTGCTTGCTTTTAAAGCTTCGACCGCTGTTTCTACGCCTTGAACGTGTCCTTCTTCATCGACATTTATTTCCGACTTGTCTAATAACGCCAATACATCGTTTGGATCGTTTGCATTCAAAGAACGTGCAATACTCTTAATTTCTGTATTCAAGATTCGAGTGTTTGCCTTTTCTTGTGCTTTCTGCGCTAATTCCGAAGCTTCAATCGCTCTTTTAGCTGCGTCATCTTTTTCAGCTTGCAAACGTTCCACTTCAGTCATTTCTTGTTTCTTTCGTTCTTCTTCCGCTTGCTCAAACGCAACTAATTTCGCTTTAATATCATCATAGTCTTCGTATTTTTTACGCTCGCGCTCAAGTCGTTTTGCAACTACTTCGTCAACCTGTTCCTGCGTAAGAGTTTTCGTCTCTTCCTTTGGTTCAGCTACGACAACTTCTTCTTTTACTACTTCACTCATGTTATTGCCTCCAACCGTTTTAAGCCCGTCGGCTATAAAGTTAATCTATCCGAAAATTTAATGCCATTTCGTAAGGCCTATTTACATCACTCTTTATAAGGGTCTTGCGTTTGTTTTTTAAGTTGACGCTCTTGAATAATCTCCATAAACTTCTGTTCTGCATTTTCTTTACCACTTCGTGTAATAGCGCCTTTAATAGATTCAATTTCGTTAGATATTTCTTCACCTAACTGCTCAATTAACGCTTTTTGATCTTGTGGTAGAGGTAAGCCGAAAATAATCTCGCTAGAATAATAGCTATCTACCTTTGCAAGCATTTCTTTATCATATTTAAAGCGTGGGTGCTCTTGTCTCGCTTTCATATATCGAAGGATATATTCGTTTAGTGTCTGCAAACGTGATTGCCATATTACCCATGAGCGTTGAGTCTTCGATATAATTGAGCTAAACATAAGTTGAACGGCCATATCGTTAATACCTCCAGTGTTCATGTCGGCTGTATTTACGATTGGTACCTCCGCTTTTTCATGTAGTCGTTTTTGCAAACGGTCAAGATACGCTTCAATCGTTTCTTTAAACTTAAATCCGCTTTCTAACTTACTTGCACTAGGCACTCCGCTTTCTTGATCCCCATCGCCGAGATTCCATTTCGCACCTGGAGCGATTTGTAACGGATTCTTCGGGTCCTCGTCTACATTAACAAGTAGATTAATAGCGAACATTTCAAAACGAATTGCATCCGAGTAATCCGACATCTTACGATCAATCTCTTCCGACAACTCAATCGTTTTTTCTAATTCACTGTAACCGGTAGTTCGACCGCTTAGTTTCTCAGTAGGAACGTACACTACCGGAATAAAATCGAGTCCCATTGATGAGCGCTCAATCCTCGACTCCTGTACGCTTAAATCTCCGTCATGGACAGCCTCTTCTATTTCGCAATCATATTTTCCAGCTTCTTCGTGCCAGACCAAGTAATACGAGAGTTTCCACAATCGAGTTTGCTCATCGTCAAGCCATGCAATAAAATGTACAGCGTCTAACTGATCCTTATCCCATTCATTGTGTACCGCGATGACTTCCGTAGATGGATGCCAAATGATTTTAAACTCTCCACGTCGGTTATCGAAATGAATACGTGCGTAAACACCTGTTCTAGAAATTGAACGGTCTTTTGCTGCGGCTAACAGCTTTTCGTGCATTCGATTATCGTCCCAAACCCACGTTAATAATCGTTCTTTTGCTTTTGCTCGACTATTCTCCGTCTGCTGTTCTTCACTAGGTGTATATCCTGGTTGAATCATTAGCGCTGGGTCGTCTAAGACATCGGGCGGAACTGTTACTTTTGGCTCCTTCTCGAATTGCCAAGCCGCAATTGTATCGACTATCTTTCGTGGATAATTAATTTCTAATTTCGTAGGCTCATAATCCAGTTGTGACGGCTTTGTATAATCAGACCAAACATTCAAGTCTCCGTCATATCGTCGATATAGCCTGATTTCATCAAGGATTCTTTGCCATTCGGCATCTCCTAATGCTGTACGTATAGGGACGACATATTCGATGGGATCCATTAGATTCCTATCAGGAAATATTCGCATAAGTTACCTCCTTTCTTTAATATCGATAGTTACCTGAGTTACCTGCTTTTCTTTTACGTCCTTTGTCCGTAACTGAAACAGCCATTTCTAAACTATCAGGTAAATCGTCGTGCATATTTGTTCCATAATACTGAAACTGCTCTAAAAGTAACGAATGCATTCTATTAAACTGAATTTCTCCGTTTTCTATTCGCGGTAATAACGCCTCTAAACGTAATTCCTTACGAGAGCGTTGCTTAATCTTAACTAAACGAGTAGTTGCCGGATAACCTTTCTCGATTAATCGTTTCGAAACCATATCAGCAAAGAACTCTTGTGCTGCTTGTGCTTCGACAGCTATTACATCCGGTCGAAAGTGTAGTACTTTATCAACGATTACTTTCATGAACTTGTCGGGATGTAGTCGTTCACCATACGAATCAATAACGTAAATTGTATCCGTTTCTTTATGCTTAGCCACGATTGAAATTGCGGAGTAATCACCACGTTCTTTCCCCATAGCCAAGTCAACTCCGATGGAGACGAAATACTCACCGCTAAGGAAGTTACGGTTTATTTGTTTATCATTCCAGTAATTGAAATTATCAGGATTGAATACCATTACTTCTTCATCGATAGGATTATTCTGTAGCTCGGTGTTAAACGCTTTGCTACCGTTATCCCACTTGAATTTCATTAACTTAAATACCGGCTGTACTTCCGCCCAAAGGACTTCGGCGCCTTCTACCATTTCGTCATGATTAGCCGTAAAGTAGAGCTCAGCATCTCTTGCTCTCGCTTTGTTCTCTCGGTCTTTATAAATACGTTCACATTCCGCCCATAAATCTTGTCTAGTAGGCGGTGTAATTAACGCCCTATATTTACGAGATTCAAAGTCTGAACGTCGCTCCATAATATCGATTAATAAAGATTGCGGATGGACCGTAGTACCCATAAATACAATGGCCGTCCGTTTCCCTTCCGGATCACCTAATGGAATTACTACTTGCGCGAACCAATCTTTTAATTCCTGGCGTAGTTGAGCCGTATTCGTGTTCCGTTTATCTTCCAAATCATCACATACGATTAAATCCGGACGCTTACCGTTCCAATTTCGACCACGTAATGCTTGCCCTGTAGAAGCCGCTTGAACTAACGTAAGTAATTTCTTATCGTCTTTTCCTTTCGGTTCCCAAGCGATGAATTCAGAAGTATTGTCACGTGGGTTCATTTGTTGCTTCGTATGTAACAACGGCCCGAAATCACGTCGTAGCTTATCGTTAGATTGTAACTGAAGCTTAATCCATTCTAAGTTAGCGCTAGATACGCTAGGAGTTTCCGATATAAGAATGATGTAAAACCGTTTACGATAACAAATCTCATGAATCGGAAAGGCCTTCGATAAGTAAGACGATTTAGCATGCGAACGGGGTGCTGCGACCGCGACGCGCTTGTTTATCTCATCGTTAGACACTACGTTCATGATGTCGCATATCTCTTCGTGGAAATGTGGTGCGTATTCCGTAATGTTGTCTAAGTTAAATCCGTCTGGTACTTGAAATTCTGGTATCCAGTTTCCGGTGTTCTCTTTATTTCGATTCTCACCGAAGTAGTTATAAGCGAAGAACAGTAAGTCCGTTTCTCCACGGTTGATATCTTGGAGACGGTTAAATTCGTTGATATACGTTGTAAGCTCGAACTTTTCATCATCGGTAAGCTTTTGTCGATTACGTACTCTAGGTACGATGTACTTTCGTAATTGATTGATCTTCTCTATACGTTCTTTTCTATCGAGCCATTCTCCGTTGATCCAAGCGATATTAACCGCCTCCTTTCGTAATTAATAATTGACTATAGAAAAATTAACCGTTATATTGAAAGTAACAAAACGAGATTACGTTACATTTAAAAACAGGAGGTAATACATATGTCTGGTGTAGTCCAACCTATCCGTTCAAAACGAGATATCGATAAAATGAAAAAAGCGTTAGCTGGAAAGCCACGCGATTTATTACTTTTCATATTCGGGATAAATTCAGCATTACGTATTTCCGACATACTTAAGTTGAAAGTCGGAGATGTACGTGGCAAGGAATCTATATCACTAAAAGAAACAAAGACTCGCAAATCCAAACGATTTCATCTAAACGGCTCCATTAAAAAAGCCGTTGCGGAATTAATCCCACCAACGGCTGACGATAACGATTGGTTGTTCCCTTCTCGTAAAGGCGACAAATCAATCTCTCGCGTTCAAGCATATCGAATTTTAAATACTGCGGCTGATCGTGCCGGCCTTAATATCGAAATTGGAACACATACGTTAAGAAAGACCTTTGCATTTCACGCGTACAAGAACGGAACTGATTTAGCGTTACTGCAAACGATATTAAACCATTCAAGCCAACGAGAAACACTCGTATATCTCTGCATCGAACAGAAACAAATCGACGATGTTTATATCGAAATAAACTTGTAAGGACTGCGTCTTGACGACGTGGTCTTTTTCGTTTTACACTAACGTAAACTCAAACGTTATTTTTGATACGCGGATTTCTCTCGCACCTGGCGACCGCATGTGCAAAAAGACGCCCCCGCCCCTTTTTTATTCCGTATATTTTATACACATTTACGAATATCTAATGTAACAGAATCATCTTTTGTTACATTGGATTACGATTCAAAACGTCATTATCTCAACGTTTATCGAATTATTATCGTTCGTTTATCCATTACTTATTTTATGCATGCGTTATATCAACGTTTGTAGCGTTCAACACATCGATATACATTGCATAAGAACGTGCATAAACAGTACGAAAAGTTTAGAGAGTGCGTCCGTCTAGAGCGAGCGACTGACCTACGGTAAATCTTCGTAAAGTAATACCGCATAATATCCTGACGAGTTTCTTCCTATTATATAGTCATAATATAATCGACTACTTTACGTCGTCCTCTATCCTCGCTTCAAACGATGCAATCTCTTCGTCCAATTCCTCGTAGTTAATCTCGACTGTCTTAGCCTTCGTTTCTACCTCTACCTTATCGGTAAGCATACCGTTAATCTGTAACGCTAACTTCGCCATGGCCGCATTACCATCTCGTATAGCAATCTCGGATAATGATGCGATTAACTCCGGTAGTTGGTCTTGGCTATTCCGTACCATTTCCTTCTTTAACTCTCGTTCGAATAACGTATCCTTACGCCAGTTATGAATCGACTGTCTAGATACACCGCATAGTGCAGCGATCTCATCGTTAGTCTTACCGCCTTTATTCGGTAATGCTAACCATTTAATAGCGGTTAAATGTTCCGTGTTTAATCGTTTTAACGCCATGTATTACGTCCTCCTTTCACCGTCCCACCAATACAGTTATGTTTTATCTTTATTACTATTTAGCGAAGTATCTTTTATATAAGTACTTTATCGACTATATAAGATAGTAATTCTTTTCGTTAGAAAAGGATTACCGGTAAGTATGAACGTTAGTGAATACTTACCGAATAGTACTTATACTTTTTTCTCTTAATCTTTTGTTTGTTATTATTACGTTTGTTATTATTACCGTCACTCTACAGTGATTTACCTAAGTCACTCCTCGGTGATTGACCTAAATCACTGTAGAGTGATTAACAATATAACTCGTCTAAATTCCGTCTGATCTCCTCGTCAGTCAACGACGAATAGTACAACGGAAAGTATAGCTTATCTCTTTTATTTGTCGTATAGTCGTACGCTGTCTTAATTAACCCAACGGCTATCAATACGTTTGATAACTTCGCAATCCTATTCCGTCCAATCCCCGTTTCTTCGGCTATCTTTTCAACCGAAGGGAACGCACTCATATAACGATCGTTGTCCTTCTTACCGTTAACATACGCCAGTAGGTACGAATATAACTGCGCAATAGATGCGTTTGCCTTATCGTACTCTCTAGCGATTGGAATAATCCGACGCCAAAGGTCGTGTGGAATCGGTGCATTACCCGTTAACCCATTACCTGGCGTCATTGAGTATTCTTTTCGTTGGATCGCTTCGTTAGCTAAATGCTCAAATTTATTCGACATATATATTGTCCTCCGCATATAAGTTATTCAACATAAAGTAAACGTAAAATTAAATTACTTAGGCTTATTCAATTGCCACTCCGTTAATAAACTATCTAATTCCTCTGTACGGTAATACTGCCAGAACTTACGTAGTGTATTTTCGTTAAGTCCAGCACATGTATACCGTTGCCCTCGTTCCTTTAAGAAGGCGTGTAATACTGGCGAATAGCAATAGAAGAATTGGTTTTGTTTACTCATGATTAAATCACGTCCTTTTTTTCGAACTGTGTTAGTAATTTCTCGATTTCACCGACGGCTTGATCTGATGTTAATTTCTCGTTGATGTAATCCATTACGATATTTACCGCTGCATCAGACGTCCCTATCTCCAATGCCTCAAAGATAAAATCATCTTTTACTAACTCGATAGCTACGTACGAATCACTGCCAAATAAATGAGTTAACTTGTCCGATAGTTTGCTACATGATTCATCCATTAGTAATAGCATTTTTATTAAATGTCGTTCTCGCTCTGTAAACCTCATTAAATTAAAACCTCCGTTAAATTAAAATAAAAAAGCGAACCCGTAGGCTCGCTTAGTTGAAATATTCGTTTGTTTTAACGACGCGACTCGTAAGTCCGTCGGATAATGTATCTTCAAATTCGTAATTGTAATCGTCTACTTCTTCGTATGTAGCGAATGTTAATACTTTAGCGCTTCCTTCTACGCAAAGTAAATACATTTTTTACCCTCCGTGTCTTTAATTTCGATTGCATAACTATCTACCATACTATCGTCTCCTCTTCGATTATAATACGTAAAGTGGGAGGCTAATCCATTTCCCTATTACGTATAGATAACCAAAGAGGAGAAAATTAGTAATAAAATACATCTTTCCCCTTTTAATCTTTTCAAATGATAAAAATCTAACATCAATTTCACTAAAATTTCAAACTTGCCCAAGAACCTATTTTTGTCTTAGCACCGCCCATTTTGTGCCACCTTCCTAAAAGATCTTTACCTTGATATTCAATTTCTATCCACAGTTGTTTATTTATTACCCATATACTAGTTTTATATCTAGTCGTAAAACTTTCAGGCCAAGTAACATCTATTCGATTACTAGATCTATTCAAAACGTATTTCGTAACTGCAATACCTAAAACTTTCGGCGTTACTTCTATTTGACATTCATGAATTTCATAGCTTACAGATACAGTTTCTAACAAAGATTTCTTACCAGAGTCAATCTTTTTTCCTTTTCCCCCTGTAACGGTACAATCTTCTGAAGGTGTTTCTGATGGCGGTACTCCACCAATTCCATCTAATACTTGTAAACCACCTAATTCTGTAGGTAAATAGCTTAAAGTACCATGATTAATACCATCCATTTCACTAATTATATTATGCAAATCAACTCGATTTGTAGTTACATTATATTTACCGACTGTTGCTTTTATTGAACCCAAATTAGGTACTGTTGTTCTAATTCTTTTCCCCTCTAACTTCTGTATTTCTTCTGGTAATATTATAAAAAGCATTTGCTGTTCTGGTTGTCGATATCTCGTATTATAGTATTGCTCATAATATGGTATATAATAATAGTATTGCTCGTAATATGGTGTATTGTAAAAACGATAAAAATTATATATCTTAATCACCTTCTTTTAGTTTTCTAAGAGTTTGTATAACACTTTTAACACAATATTACCTATATCTTGTACAGTTACAAAAATAGGTAATAACATCGGTACCTATTAAGAGGCATTATGGTTCTTTTTGTTTTTGGCAAGTATATGCTTCCTTTCCCCTCGAAAACAAGTAATTCCTGGCAAAGATATGCTTCCTTTAGTGGCAACTTTATGGGTAAAGTCACACATTATTAAGTTAAGTACATCGAGATACATAAAAACATATAGAATAAGCTATCTTTATCAGATTTTCTATCTTAATTTATTCTATCTTTTAATATAAAAATTATTTTATATAAGATTGTAAATTCTAGTATACTTAAGATAATAAAAGGAGTGATAATTATGGCTGAAATTTCCTGTCTATATAAACTTGCAGAATCCAACGAGTATCCTATGATATTTATCGGATCAGGCATATCAAAACGCTACCTCCAAAATTACCCTAGTTGGCTCGATTTATTAGAGGAGTTTTGGAATATTGTTGAACATGAAGAAGGTTTTTTCGAAACTTTAAATAAAATAAACTATGATTTAAAACAAAGAAATAATTATGAAGATGAATGTGACCTAGAGTATGATACTAACATCGCTATTAGTACACTTATTGAAGAAAAATACACAAAAAAATTCTTCAACTCTGAGATAACTATTAATGGTTTTTCTGCAAGAGATGCATACTTTACTAAAATATCTCCTTTTAAACAAGCTTTATCTAATAGATTTTCTGAGTATGAAATAAAGCCTGAAATGCAGGAGGAACTTGATTTATTTAGAGAGGTATTAAATAAATCACAGATAATATTAACAACTAACTATGATAAATTGATTGAAGATATATTTGTGGGAGGAGATGAAGCTCTAAATCCTCAGATTTTTATTGGACAAAAAGGTTTATTTAAGCAAACAACGGATTGGGGAGAGATTTTTAAAATACATGGGTGTGTAACTGATCCAGAATCTATAATTATTTCTGAAGAAGATTATAAACAATTTGATAACAATTCTGTACTTATTAGCGCAAAAATAATTTCACTTTTACTAAACTCTCCAATCATATTTTTAGGCTATTCTTTGACTGATAGAAATATAAGAACTATTATAAAAGACTTTTCAAATTCATTATCTGCCAGCGAAAAAGAGATTATGAAAGATAGGATTATCCTTGTTAATCGTAAAGAAGGAGAAAATAACCTAATAGAATATAAAACAACTGAAAATGGTTTAGAGTGTACGTATACAGTTATCGAAACCGACAACTATGCATCAATTTATAAGGAATTACTTAGTATAAATCAAGGAGTCTATCCCTCTGAAGTAAGAAAGTTCCAAAGTCTAATTAGAGAACTAATAGTTGATAGAGGTAAAAAAGGAAGTCTTAAATCCGCGCTGATTTCTCCACAACAAATTGACGAACTAGGAGAAAGAATTAATGACGAAAATTTAGTTGTTGCTTTAGGTGATTCAACTTTAATCTTTAAATTACCTGATTTACCAACATATATGGAAGAATTTTTGTATGGTGGCGGAAAAATACATACTGATATAGCTTTGAAATTTGTAGCTACTACCCAGGGATCAAATGCTAGAATTCCTTTATTTAAGTTTTTAAAAGATGTTGAACTTGATCAGACTTCTTTAAATACGAGCGAAAAGGAAAAAATACGCTCAAGAATCGAAAAATTTGGGGATATACAGGATTCTATCAATGTAATAACTCGTTACCATATGAAAAAATTTAATTCTATATCAGAAATATTAGAGCAATCGTACAAGGAGTCTAAAGAGATGGATGTTATTTCTTATAATATTGAATCATTAGATATAGCTGAGATTGAAAAATACCTATTTCAAAAATTTGAGATATATAAAGAACAAGGAAATGTGACATATAGTACAGCATTCAGAAGATTGACTTCCCTGCTTGATATTATGAAATACAAGTAATAAGAGACCGCTAATAAGCGGTCTCTTATACGATAAATTATAATAAGTTTTACTACTCGGGACAATGAATGCAATATCCATTTCCAGCATCATTCAAATGATTTATTCCTTTCCCACATTTTCCACATGTTGAATAATTTTCTACTTCTGACATGATATCTTCATTTTCTTCATATAAAAAGTCATTTTCCCAGATATACTTCTCTTTGTCAGTAATAAAGTGGGTTACCTTCACCACAACACTATCTGGACTTTCTTTAAATTGCTTTATAAAAGCAACCTCATTATCTTCGAGCTTCCTTTTTAATTCGATACTTACAATTATTTCAGTTTGTATACTACCATAAGACATAATACCTGAGTTATAGGACAATGTTGGAAATTCACATTCTGCAATCACTTTTATAGAATAAACTATGTCATCTGCTTGTACGTCAATACCATTCGCATTAAATATAACATTTTCAACGGATGGTGCGGATATTTCTACCATATTCTGAACAAATGGCTTTTCTTTACCATTTGAATTTTGCAATACTTTTTTGTATAATTCGTCTACATTAATTAATGATAATTTTTCATTTACTATTTTATAAAAAGATTCTTGAGGTAACCTTTTAACTAAATTATTCATACGCAACTCTAGTAATAAATCTTTATCCGACGAATCAGAAGGGTTTGATATCTCCTCTATATAATTTTCAAATGGAATTATTATTACTTCCTTCTCTGAATGATAATGCTTAAATTCAGACATTAATTCTTTACGTGGATTTTCAACTTCATTCTGATTATTTTTGTGGAACCAATCTGATTTAGTATCGCTTGTTACAAATATAACGTTCTTTTCGGAAATTTCTTCTGTCTTTTTAATTATCTCCTTCCACATAATTAAATCACCGAACTTATCAATACCCTCTTTTGTTTTAGCATCTTCAAATCCTGGTGGAAGATTATATTTATAACGTAATTCTCCTTCTTTCAAGACTTCTAATAGATCTACAAGATTCATCTCGTTACCTACTCTAGCACTTTCAATAAGGGAATCTAAAAAAGTATCAACTTCTTCAAGAAACTCTTTATAAACCCCGGTCTCCTCGGATATTTCGTTCTTATACTCTTTAACAATCTTATCCATTTCTGCGAATTTACCTTCTAATTGAATCTTTAATTCAGAAAATTTCGAAAAACGTTTCTTTTCATACTCAGACAGTTGTACTAAAAGTTCATCTCTTTTTTCTTCTACATGCCTACTTAACTTTTTATCTAAGTTCTTATATAAATTAATACTTCTTACTTTATCTTTATTTTTAATGAATTCCTTTCTCACTTGGGCAGGAATCCATATTTTTTCTTCATATTTTTTTATGTAATCTAAAATTCTTTTACTACTTACGAGAGAATACCTATAAACATTCAATAAAGCACTAGTATCAAATACAATTAGTGAATCTCCTATAATATCAGTTATCTTAGGATACCATTGTTTACTCATATCAAAACCACCTTTACATTAATTGTTCTAGAAAAAAAATCAACTAGAACATTATTATCCCGCTAAATTATACCATATTCTTATAAATCTTTCCTTTATAGCTACTATTTAAGCTGAGGAAGTTTCTATGTATATTTAAAACATTGAAATGCGGAGTATCTTCTATTACGTCATATTATTTAGATAACTTTTTACATTCCATAAGGTCGCTACTAAAATGGTCTTACTTATTCTCACCCTCCTTCACTACTTTTTTCTTCACGTCTCCCTGTCTGGTTCTGCCACATCATTCCTTCAATTAACCCCCACCTTTTACCATTATGTAACTTCGAACCGCCTACTCTCGTGTAAACTCCCGTTACTTTCTTCGTCTTTCTTCCTTTTCTACACTATATACTTATAGCCACACCTTTGTAAGACATGTCCCTCTGCTATACAACAAGTCATTATTAGAATTAGTAGTTACTCAATATAAATGCTAAAATAACATTATTAAACTATATTCGGAGGATACTTATATGATAGAAAAATACTCACTGAATGAGCAGACGCTTCAATTCATTCAAGAATTCGAAAGAACGTTGGCACCTGATAAAACATATACAACGCAAGAATTGGTTAATATATTTATTAATTCTACTTTCAATAAGGAACAATTCGATACATACATAGAACCAAAAGGTAAGGCTATCTGGTGGGCGTTAAAACGTAGCGGAAATTGGGTACAGGTTAAAAGAGGTTTATATAAGAAAAAATGAGGCTACCTGAATCGGTGGCCTCATTTGCTTTCTTTTATTACACAATGGTCCTATTACCTTACATTACTACTCAACATCAGCTAATAAAACAAACTAGATTTATTTGTTTTTCGCCCCAAATAATTTAGTGCCCATTAATTACTAGCTAGTTCTAGCTTCATTCACAATCTGATGACTCGAAGTAATAAAAGATCCGAACTCTTCCATTAATTTCGGTGTATCTTTTATAACCCATCTTTTAAATATTGTAAAAGGTGAGCTAGAATCTAATTGTTCTCCTATTTGAAGTTTAATAAATTCTTGTAATGCTGGTGTGCCTGCTTTAAAGTATTTAGTTAAATTCTCGAAAAATAATAACATCTCTTCAACTAATGCTTGTCTAATGTAATTTGATTCAATTTTTTTCATTGTAGTTGTACCATTATAAACTTTATTTAATAAATCTACAGTTTGAAATACTTTCTCATTTTGGACTAATGGGCTTACTTCCACTTCTTTAAATGGTATTGGGTCAATATGAAATTTAATTGCATTTTCCACATCATCCTCTACCTTTGTACAATTTAACATATTATCATAATGATTCCTTTTAATATTGTTACAATGCGAACAAGCTAAAAAAAGGTTTTTCCAATCAAATTTAAGATTATGGTTACCTTGGTGAGATACAAAATGTTCAACATTAATTGTTGTTGGGTTTTTATACTCACATATATAACATTTGTCCTTAAATTCATCTTTCAACTTCATCAGTACACTAGGGATTGCGTAATCTCCACTGGACTTTGCTCTTTCAACTGCTAATTCTTCAGGTTCAGATGTAGATTTTTTTAAGTAAATCATATATTATCTCCTTTTAAAATTCTTTGTAAATCTATATATGATTTTTTTAGTTTCAATTCTTTTGAATATTCATTTGGGGCATTGTCTAAATACGTACTTATTTCCTGTACTTTTTTCTCTTCTTCTTGACTTAATGAACCAGATTTATTTATTAAATTTTCATATTCGGTAAGATGCTCCTTGACTATACTTGAGTACTGATCAACCCCTAGAAAATCTTCGACAATTGCTTCATATGAATAATTCGAAAAATCTTCGTAACTTTCTTTTTCGTATAAATCGTATATAATAGCATCGTTTACAGAACTAAGAACAAAAGGTGAATGAGTTGAAATAATGAATTGTACTTTAGGGAAAAAGTCAGTCAAAAACTTAAATATTTTCTTTTGTAAACTTACGTGTAAGTGCGCTTCAATCTCATCTATAATTACTATTCCTTCTACATCGTAAAGATGGGTTCTACTACTTTCCATTCTCATAATCAACTCTGCTAAAATAGAAAATATTGATGAAAAACCACTAGATAACCTTGTTAAATCATAGGGCTCTTTATTTGGTTCAAGAATTAAGAAATTATAATTTTTATAATCAAAGTGTAGAGTTAAATCATCGTTTTCAAATATATACTTTAAGTTGTGTTCAATATAAGCAAACCATTCATCTAATCTATTAGCAGTGTCTATGTCCCCTTCCTGCCTTGCAAACATAGCCTGCGTCTTTAAGTCAACTAGGTATTTAATAAATACATCACCTGCACCTCGTTGAATAGGGTATTTCTTAGTTAAGCTCACTTTTTCAATGCCATTTGGAGTCAACATTGATGATGTTCTTGTAGCATTAAAATAAGCAATTAAAAACTTTCCTTCTTCCAATAGATGATGGATTTCATGAGCATCCTTTATATCCAACTCAACTTTCTTACAAAACTGGTCTATTTGTTCTGAAAAATAAGTAATTTGATTTCTAATTTGATCCATTGAATAAACATCTGATGGATTAGTTTCTTTTAGACGCTTCTCATTATTCCGAATCATTTCCCTCCATTCGAATAACGCAGGAATTGAATATCGATCGAATAGTTCTAGAAAACTTTTTATTCCTTCTAATAAAGACGTTTTACCTGATCCGTTTTTACCTGTAAAAATAACATGCTTTGGATATTTATTATCAATATGTATTAAAAAATCTTTATGATGCCTTACTTTTTTAACCTTTATATTTTGAATAAAATGTTGATTCAAAATAACTCCCCCTTTAAAAATCTAGTAATACACTTATTTTTTACATATGTTTCACCTATAACCAATTTAATCCTATTTAATTATACTTTACCTATTCCCAAAAATCGATATATATTAAAAAAGACCGCCATTTCTAGCGGTCACACCCATAAATACTCCTGATAACTGTGTTAAGCATAAAGCAATACCGAGCTTGTTCTTTGGTCAATAACTCATCATAATTCCCGTTGTTGTATAGCGCTCTTCTCCCGTAGTCATCTAACACTTTCACGTTCTGTTCTCGTTCTAATAGCGCAAGTCAGCCCGTATATTTTCTCATCACTTTAACCGACTGCACTCTCGTAAACTCCCGATACGTCTTCCGTCTCTCCTCGTTCCTAGACTTCGCTTCCCTATCGATTTGCCACGTTTCGCGCCTCGTTCGTTTTCTACGAACCGGAGGTTTGTAGTTGCGTCTGTCTACTCCGTATTCCTCCGCTACTTTCATTGATACCTCTCCGCTATGTCTCCTCGATAACTGATGATCGCTCATTATCGGATATTCTGCTAACGCCATCTTATCCGGATGTGTATCGTGCAACTCTTCGTATAGCACCAAATCTGCCAACCGTTCGAGTTGTTTCGGTTCAGGTCGCTCTCCCACCGTCCCCACATAAGCGTCCGTGAGCGATTTAATTTCTTTCGCACGTACATCCCTATTAATAATCGCGCTAGAATCGCTTTCTCGGATACTAGTAATTAACGTATTTACATACGTTTCGAACTGTGTTTTGTAATCTCCGTTTGTTTGGAATGTATATTTCATCAAATTACCTCCTCATCTTTTTTGCTATAGCATTTATAAACGTAATCTTTGTACTCAACTATAGTCATATTGTTTAAGTCAGCTAGATACTCTACAAGTTCCCAAAACTTAACTTCATCTAAATTCAACTCTATTTTCTTCTCTTCGAACCATTCAAATGGGTTTAAAAATGACTTAAACTCATTTAGCCTTTTACTTAGAGGAATAATGTTTTGGATTGTGGAACCTGGACCTTTTTGTGTAGATAATGCAATAAAATGATCTCCCTCCATTCTCTCTTCCCCGGTCAATGGACATTTAAAGTTGAACTTTTTAAAAATACCTTCCAATTCATCAGCGGTAATGTCCCCAGAAAGGCCTACTTTTCTAGCTCGTGTACGATGGTCCTTTGCTCGTCTAATATATGGATTCTCCTCATGCCTTAATCTTTCTCTAAGTTTCACTCTTTCACGATTCTTAAAGTCGTATATACGGCGTTTTTGTCTAATAGACTCTGCGTTTTCTTGCTCCCACTTCCTGCTTGTAGTCCTTCTACAAACTTTACAGACGGAGTGTCTCCCATCTTTCCCTTGTCTGTTCCGATAAAATTCTTCTAGCTGTTTTTCCTCTTTACATCTACTACATATTTTTGTCATAGAAACTCTCACGCTCCTACAGTCAAAGAATACCCTTCATTTTTTCTCGCCCATGACTCGAACACTGCCGCTATCTTCTGCGCTAACAATCGTTTATATAAATTAACTGTGGGTGCCGTTATACCAAGCGAGATTGCCACGTCCCGCTGTTTCATATCTTCGAAATATACTAATCGCAAGACTTGATGCTGCCTATCCGTCAAGTCCGCTTGTGAGATTGCCGTCTCTAAGTCGATTAGTATATCCGATGCAGCATAGTCGCCGTTAAATCTACGTTCTTTTATATACGGTAAATGCCGTAGTAGTAAGTCGATTGATTTCGGGTTGTCCAATGCGTAATTGTGTTCAATGCGACGGTGTGCCACTTCGTTATCATATTTGCTTACGCCCATTTACTCACGCTCCTTTTTCCGTTACATAACGACTGCCTATCTCGTTATGCGACAAGTATTTCAATAAGCGAGTGCCGATCGCTTCAATTACGTTTACAGTTACGGCGTTACCCGCCATTTTATATAGTTGAGAGTTCGATATGCTAGTGCCAACTAACTTATCAAACTTGTAATCTGCAAAGCCTTGTAGTCGGAAACATTCTTTCGGCGTGAGTTTACGGATTCTATATGACGGTGTGAGTGTCGCTTGATTACACGATGTTTCTAACGTTTGAGCGACCCCTTTGCCGACGCGACCGCGTCGGGTCTTACTATTCGGAAACTGAACGTTAATTGAATCGCCGACTTCTGCAATTGTATAACCTTGTTTCGTTGCCTCACGAATTGCTACTGATAATACGGGACGGACTTCTGAAACAGTAATTTTCGTACCTTCGCCTTTATTCGTTGTTAGTGTAGGTGACAACCCTTTACTGTCATAAACTTGACCGTTCATTCCATCTCCAGAAGGATTGACATTTCCAATTGACTTTACCGCTACCTTTGGCTCACGTCCTCCTCCTTGCATTGTAGTAAGTGTTGTACATTGACCGTCTACATCTAGTACACCATATACGTCTTTAAAGCGTTCATGATCTGCTAAAGTTCCTATATATCGACTGTCTTCCAAAATTTTAGGCTCTCGGTGTCCTCCGCCCATTGTCGTTAATGTTGGCGAAACGCCCTCCACGCTGTAAACGCGCTTGATTGCGTCATGCCCTTTTATATCGACGTGCCCAATCATTTGTGGTTCCGCAATATTCATGCGATCACAAAAGCTTGTAAGCGCAACCGTATTTCCTTCAATGTCGTAAACCCTATCTTGCATTCTCGTTTGTTCAACCGTATCGATATCCCGAGGGTTATAACACTTAATTTCATCTGTTATAGATGGACGTTGTTCTTCAAGTTGTGCAATCAACTTCGCCGTTTTGTCTTCACTAAGGTAATAACGCTCGTCCACTTCGTCTTCTAAAATGTCTCGTAATCTAGTCGTTACTGTATCTTGTGTGGGCCAGTCGAAGTTGAACGTTTTAACACCTTCGTATGCACTGATACGTTTTTTACCTTTTGCAACTACGTTAGTGCCTTCTATTTTCCACGGTTCTATTTCACCATTTAAGATACCGACTATGAAAATCCGTTCACGATTCTGCGGAACTCCGAAGAATTTTGAGTTTAGAACGTTGAAATCCACCGTATAGCCAATCGCATTAAGCGTTTCAATGATAACCCGTATAGCCTCACCTTTTGCACTACTTATCAAGCCCTTTACATTTTCGAGCAGTAACAATCTCGGTTGCTTTGCTTCAGCAATTCTAGCAATTTCAAAGAATAGTAACCCTCGATCGTCTTTCGGTTCAGTAATCCCCTTACACATGGGACAACTTACTCCATTTTTATATTCTTCGTAAGTTATCAAATGCTCATGTCCACAATTTGTACATTGATATTCCATACCATCACGCTCACCCGCTACTGAAAACGTAGGGCAAGGGAAGCCACCCACTAAAACGTCATGATTCGGGACATCTCCCGCCATAACTTTTGTTATGTCACCGGCTGTTTTGTGTCCGTATAGCACTTCGTAAGCTTGGTTTGCGAATTTATCAATCTCGGAGGACATAACGCATTTCCCTCCTAGTCTGTTTAACGCCTGTTCGAATCCTCCTATACCGGAAAATAATGATACATATTTAAATGTGTTATTCGTCATAGAATCGCTCCTTATATTCGATATAATTAAAGACCTAATTCCGCAGCAAACTCACCCATATCAAATCCGACTAGTTCCTTACCACTAAGAAATACGGTTACAGGTGCACTCATCTATCCTTTGTCCGCCATCCAGGCTGCATGCGATGGGTCTTCGTCGATATTACGAGTTTCATAGGTTACCCCTGCAGCGTTTAACGCCCACTTTACTTGTTCACAGTTTGGACATGCGTTCTTTGTGTAGATGCTTACGTTAGTTTCTGACATCGTGATTCCTCCGTTTCTTTTTTAAATTCGTTTTTATCGTTTCATCCTTTACATCTAAAACTAACTAAATATTCAAATATATTTTTATAAAGTTAATATTAAACATTTATAGAAGGTTTCTTCCAAAAGAAAAGGAATTCATATGTGGTGATATATTCACATCAAAAAACGACTTAGGAGATGAGAAAATGCTTAAGAAAATCGTTGTTGGTACTTTAGCTTTAGGTTTAGTTACTGGAATTGGCGGTGAATACGCATCTGCTGCAACAATTAATTTACCTACTCAACCCATAAACAATGCACTACACAATTTAAAGGCTGATCCAGGAACTTTAATAGATGATAGGTATTCATTTAAAAGATCCGGTAAAGTATATTTCGACTATCTTGGTAGTGAAGAAGGGATGATTAGAATTTATATCAAAAACTATGGAGTGTCCCCTGTCACATTTAAACTAGTTAATCCAAAAGGAAGTAACCTGATGAGTGGTTATGAACTAGATCCAGGCGAATCTATCATTCAAGAAATGTATCTGCCAGACCCTACTTCTAAAAAAGATAGAACGTACTACTTCTATTTTAAAAATGAAGATGGAACTAAAATAGATGTACACGCTAAAGTAGGTGCAATTTAACACAAAACAGTCAAAGATAGGGGAAAGATTTACACAGATGCAAACACATCTCTCCTTATCTTTTTCTCATTCCATCACATTCTTTATATATTGAAAGGCATCCCTCATAATCTCCCTATTACTAACCGACTGCACACCTAACTCACGCATAATCACATCGAATTGATTGTACATCTCGCCGATACTCCCAACGTTATTAATCTCGTAATCTACTTCAAAAGCATCGATATGACTTTCCGTTTCATGTGACAAATCTTCTTCCGTAAATACATCGCCCACGTTGTACGCCCTACCAATACGTAAGTCATCCGATGCGCTTACTCGGATAAATACAAAACCTTCGTCCTTAAGGCATTGATATTCATTCGGTTGTCTCAATCCGTTTACTAACACTTTCGGCTTGTGGTTGGTTTTATTCAACGCATCTTCGAAACAATATTCGTGTACCTTTCCCATCGTCATCTTCACCCAAATATCCGGATCAACCTCACGTAACCACTGACCGAACTTTTGATAATAAGCGCGTGGTTTCGGGTCGAGTGGAATATGCGGAAACAGTCGATGAAACTCGTCCTTTAACACCGCTGAGAAGTCAAACTCTTTGAATCCGAAAAGCATCCAGGCGTAATGTGATAGCTCCGATTTACCACTTCGGGCCTTGCCCGTAATAGCGATTTTCTTGGCGTTACATAACAAATCACTCACGCCCTTTCATAACAGATTCAACGATTGCTTTAGCTGATTCGATATCTAAAATATTGATATTTATCGTAATGTTCTGTGGTAATCTCGTTTCTTCTAACGCTAATACTTTCTCGTCAAGGTATACGATATCTTCACGTACTAAATCTAACTGCTCGTCTAGGGCGTTTACACCGCCGACAGCTTTCGATGCGTCACTACGTGCGGATTCCGCCATTTGTGAGAACGTTATGATATTACGGTGATTTTCCTCTGTACGCTCTGCTAAACGAGTTAGTTCCCGGGATAGTTCGTTACTTTCTGTTATATTACTTATAGGTTCGACTATTACAAACTCGCTTCTCCAAGCGCTATTCTCATCAATAAAATCGTAAGTATTTCCCTCTGAAGTTATCCCTACTATTGGAAATACGTCCCCGTAATCATAGTCTGAGTTATCCAAAGGATTAACGATTAACACCGTGTCTCCAACCGCTGGCTCTTTCGATAACTCACGATATCTCTTTCCGTCAACCTCGTAGATATTTCTGTCTTTAGTTTCGATTTTAGTTACGTCTGCCATATTAACACCCTCCTTCAAAAAATTTGTTTACCCACGGCTCAACCTTAACGACTTCTTTTCGTAGATGTTCCGCTAACTCTGCAATTTCAGCTTGCGCCCCATTTCCTTTCCTACGTTTAGCGTAGAAATCTAGTAAGCTACGTAAATTTACCGTCATGACTAGATTCGTAGTTGCTGCTTGTGGAAGAACCATTCGAGCATCTTCGGCTGGAATGCCCATAGAGCGTAATGTATCGTAACAATATTGAGCTGTCTCCATCGCATCTTTATAAAACTGTTCGGAATTCGCTTTGACAGTAGTATCGTCCGGTAGGTCCATATCGAAAGTTTTCTCGCTTTCAATTACGCTTTTTGGAGTAACGTAATCAAAACCGCCTGACTTATCGTCGCTACCAAAACGTACATATCTCTGCGACTGTACTGAGAAGCTAAATCCGACTCGATGACGAGTGAGTTGAGCTAGTAAGGTACGGCTCACACCTTCGATAGCAAACGTAAATGTTATATGCTCTAGAGTACTCGTATGTTTGCTCGCTATGATATGGCGCATTAAGCGATCAGCTTCCGTGCCTTTCCTTCCGTCCGTTGCTTTATTACCGAAGTATCGACCGCCTTCTTTAGCGACTATTTCTGACGGCTTGTTTGCCGAGTAGCACGTGCGGACTGCGGATAGCGCTATGACTTGCCCATCGGTTGCTCCCAATCTATCTAACTCGTTACCTTCGATTTCAATAAACTCGTTGTATACGTCGAAACTGTCGTAAAATTCATTGCTTAATTGCGTATGAGCTAGTAACTTAACTTTCATAACTTAACGCCTCCCTTTAATTAATTTCTAATATATTTATAGTTACATTATTTAATTTGTTTTATAATACATATGAAAGGTGGTAAATATATGAAGAATCTAGAAAGCACAACAGATGTAGAAATTGGTTCAACGATAGAAGCAAACATTGAAGGCTATAGATATTTTTTCGACTTAAATAAATATATAAATCAGTGCCCTAAATGTAACCACGCTCTCGTACCAAAAGTACTGGGTATAAATGAATTTTTCGATTCTAAAAACAAAAGATATAAATTCACAATTACACTCCTTTGCCCTAGCTGTTTCAACTCTTTTATCGCGCAGTACAAAGTACCAAAAGAATTAAAATATGGAAGCACAAATACTGCGTTTTTTGAATTTGTCGGACCCCAAGGTTATAAAGAAGAGGTTTTTAGTAAAACTATTGAAACTATATCGCCAGATTTTGTTAATTTTTACAATCAAGCATTGACAGCTGAACAAATGGGTCTTACAGATATAGCTGGTCCAGGTTACAGAAAGTCTCTAGAATTTCTTGTGAAAGATTTTGCAAAAAGAAATTATCCTGATAGTGTAGCAGAAATCGAAAAAGCAGCACTTGCAAAATGTATTAAAAATTATCTTGATGACTCCAATCTAAAAAAAGTTGTAGAAGCCGCTACATGGATTGGTAACGATCAAACTCACTATATACAAAAGCATACGGATAGGAATCTTGATGATCTTAAAATCTTCATTAATGTCGCTTTAAGTTATATAGAATTTACAGAGCGTACTAACGACGCGATAGCACTTACTACGAGATAGTTTTATAAAATAGCGTATTTAATCGTTAATAATCCCTTTATCGAGTAAATACGCTAGTCCTATCGCACACGCATCACTTTCATCGAAGGTTTCAAATTCACCCCACTCAACGTAACGCCTCACGCCAGCCTCGACCTCTTCCTTCTCCGCTCGTCCCTTGCCAAGTAGTTTCTTTTTAACGGAAGCCTGTCCGATACTTTCATCGACTTTCAGTCCGAAATCATTTAACGCACGATCTACCGCATTCCATGCGCTAAACACCTTGTAATTTGTATGTGGTATTTTACTAGCGAAACCTTCTCTGACTACCAAATCATAGGGCGCATACTTACGTATGAATAAGTGCGCCCATGCTTCAATGTGCTTAGTACGAAGTGCTATCGGTTCACTACTTTTCGTTTTGACGTGTGATACGTCTACTAGTTTAGGTTTACCGTTGATTATGTCGATTGCCGCAATTCCTGGGCAACCAAGTGATGTGTCTATAGCTAGAATGCGGAAAGTTTTTTTACTTCGAGCCATCGTTACAAGACCTCACTTTATCGATAAATTCCAACGCTCCAATATACGGAGCTTTCTTCGCATCAGACAGACTCGAACGCTTCACTCGGTTCACTTTTGTTTTGATTTCCTCGTATTCTTCGTCACTTAACGATTGAGCACACGCTGACTTGTAATTGTTAAATGTCCAATGTTCGATATCTAATTTCGGAGGTTGCTTCGTATTAACAGCCGCTACGATACTAGCAAACTTGTCCAAGACTTCGTTACGCATGTCGTCCGTTATCGCAACACCAAACGCTCTGAAATCAGGATACTTCGCATAATCCTCTTCGTTCATATTCCATGCTTTTTTCGATGCATTTACGTAAAGTACGATGTAATAATCCAAGTCGTACATTAACGAGTAGCATGTAACTTGTTTGACGTGGCCGGCGCCAGGTTCACGCAGTGAAAATTCAGAAGTTCTGCTATACGATGTTTGTTTCGATTTAATTTCGAGTCCTACTCGTGTAACTACGTCATTCTCATCCGTGTATTCGAGGATGCCGTCACACGTACCGATTAATGAAAAACGTTGACCATTATGTTCGATTACCTTTCGTGTTTTAACGAAGTCCTCAAACGCTGGATAACCGTCTTTCGTACGTTCGATTCTGAAACGTGGTTTCTCACTGGTGTACTTTTCGTAATGTCGTTCCGCTAGTAAAATATCACGTTGGATTGCATCGCCGATGTTAGTTCCGATGAATTGCCAACGACGTTGCCACGGTTTCACTTCGGCTTGATCTCGTGGACTCCGTAGCGCCTTTTCGTAAAGCTCCCTCGGACAGCTATTAGCCGAGGATGGTGAGAAATACGGTAGGCTTCGATAGTCTAAGTAACTGCCTTTGCTTAGCACTTTCGCATAGCTTTCGTGGAGCCAGACGTCTAAATGCGTGTCATAAGGTTCCGAATAAGAATGCCACGTTTCGAGGAAATTACGGAATTCCTCTGCGATTTCATAAGCGAATGTTTCTTTCGTATTTTGACGTAGTAATTGCGCTGCATTTCTACTCAAATTACCTACTCCCCTCAAATATTGATTTCTTAATTAACCACCGTATTACATCCAATTATTTCCTTGTATAAAAAATAATCTGTAATGAATTCTAATAGTAGAAAGGCGGTGATTTTATGAATATTATTAACACTAGACCAAGTGATGACGGCTCTTATACAAAACCAAAAGGGCCAATCGATCCGATAGGTCCAATCGCTCAACAAATAGCAAATGAACTAGGCGTTACATTGAGTGCTGATTCTACAGCACGCGCTAATGGTTCAGTTGGTGGCGAAATTACCAAACGCTTAGTAGCAATTGGCCTACAAAAGATCTCTGGTCCTCTGCCAGACCCATGGAAAGTTTTACACTAATATATTTCTTACATAAAGCTACTTATCCCGAGCCTTCACTTATACATAACGGGACTTTAAGTAGCTTTATTTTATTAATCTTGATTTATTAAAACGATTGCCGGCCCTGCTACGCGTATGCCTCCGACTTCTATCTTTTCGTAAGGCTCAACCTGGACAGTGATTACACCTTGTCGCCTCTCTAATTCTTCACTTAGTTCTTTCGTTGAAACTTCGGATAGTTTAACCATTTAACTCCTCCTCTTCGTTAAACCACTTTTCGATACTGACTTTTTCTAACCATCGTTTTGGATTTATCTCAACGTCACATCTGACGGGAACTAATAACCGAACTGCGTTTTCCATCGTAGTTTTTAATTCGAATAATGCTTCCTTCGAAATATCTCTCGGGCACTCGAATAACAATTCGTCATGTACCTGGAGTAAAATATCTACGTTATGTTTTGAAAGTACGCTCTGTAAATCAACAATTGCTTTCTTTAAGATTGAACCGGCTGACGCTTGAATCGGGAAGTTTCCGGCCATACGATCCGCACGGAAGTGTAAGAAACGGTCTTTCGACTTGTACTCGGTGTGTAAACGACGTTTCCTACCGAAAATATCCGTAATGTAACCTTGCTTGCGAGCCAATAGTTTCTGCTCGTCCATATATCGTTGAATCCCTTTGTAACCTTTGAAATAGTTATCGATAATCGTTTTCGCTTCAGTTCTCTTAATACCTAACGTATCAGCTAGCCCTTTATCACTCATTCCGTATACAATACCGAAGTTGACTACTTTAGCTTGCTTACGAAATTTCTGCTCAGGTGAACCGTCTGTATCTTTATTTGATTCGATATCTTCATACGTGTATTTACCGTTACTAATCATCGCTGCCGTAGTCGAGTGAATATCGCGTCCTTCTTTGAACGCTTTGATTAATTCCGGCTCTTTCGCCATATGCGCTAATACCCTTAGTTCAATTTGCGAGTAATCTATAGAAACGAGTATTTTACCTGCACTCGATATAAACAGGTGGCGTATTTCAGGACGTTTCACCGGTATCTGCTGGGTGTTTGGTGATTTGCATGTGAACCGTCCTGTTGCCGCTCCGTAAGTGTTATGCCACGGATGTATTTTGTTATCGTGTTTAATTTCCTTCGGTAACTTTTGCGTAAATGCTTCGCGTAGTTTGCTGACGCCTCGATAATCGAGAATCTTAGAAATTACGGGATGTTTCCCCTTCAACTTCTTCAATGCTTTTACGCCAGTTGATCCGTTTTCTATATCCGGTAACTGTAAATCTACGAATAACTTTTTCTTTAATTGAACAGGTGAACCTAAGTTAATTTCTTCGTCGAATAACTCGTATATCTCACATTGTATTTCCGCTTCCTCTTCAGCCAGTTGTTCGTCTAATACATTGGCTTTCTCTTCGTCGAAGTTGATACCGATTAAATCTGACTTAATAAATTGCCTACATACTGGCATCTCTATGTTAAAAACAAGCGACTTAATTTCTTGTAAATCCTCTCGTTTGTCAAACCATTCCATAATCCAGTCGTAAAGTTTTAAGGTTTTTTCCGTATCACCTGCCGCGTATACTAACGCCACATCTAAAGGAATTTCATTAAACGGAGTCTTACCGAATAGTGCATCAAAATTATCACTTGGCTGCCGTAACCAATCCGTTATTAAATCCTTCAATCCGTGGTTTCGATTTTCGTCTAGTGCCATCGCCATTATTCTAGTGTCTGCGTGTAAGTTATTGATTAAGTTAATTCCATAACGCTGCATAAACCACTTACAGTCGAAAGGTGCATTGTGCATTACGGTTTTCACTTGTTCTAACACAGGTTTAACGTATTGTAATAGTACGGCTTCACTTAAATTCGGACCTTCTTCGTGGTTCAACGGTACATAATAATTGTAAGTTCGCGTTGTCACTGAAAAGCCAGCAACTTCACCTTTCCATGGGTCTAGCGCTTCGTTATCCTCTCCGAAAGTCTCGCAGTCAAATCCGACTAAATCGGACGTTTTCACATCGTCTAACATTTGCTTTAGTACCTTGCCATCGGTAACTAATACGTAATTATCTGGCGTTGCCAACACCATTTCACGTATCTTATCGTCGCGCTTTCGTTCATGTAACACCTTCCATAACCGTAAAGCCTCCGCCTTACTAAAACGTTTAGCTAGGTCAGAAGGGCTACGACCAATTTCGCCCTTCGTCATCGCTTTTTTTACTTCCCCAAGCCTCTGCCTATCAGACTCGTTGTTTTTCATCGATAGAATTCGTTGCCACGCGTCTTCCAACGTTTCGGTCGCCTTCCCCTTACGTTCGACCGCTTTTGCCACTCGTGCCTTCGTTTCTTCAACGTCTTCAGCACTCGGTATTTTTAAGTTTAACGTTAATTTCGGCGTCATACTTACCGCCCCGTTTCCTTGCAATTTAATCGGTAATAAAAACTAACTACCGTGACGTGATGATCGTCCGCCCACTCTTCGAAACAACGTTTATCGCAAAACGCGTTACCTCCGCGATCGTCGTATACAAATTCTTTATGGTCGAGTACAGCGCTACAATTTTCGCAAATACACATCGTTTATCCTACTGTATCGAAGCGCTGTTCTACAGGAACGATTAGTTCTACGCTCGACCAGTTACTTGTATCACCCTTTAACGCTAATGTAGAACAACTACATACAGTTCCATCTTTATGTGCAACACCGACTGTTCCCACAGGATTCACACTCCCACAATGGGATGTAGTACGTACGATATCACCTTTCTTAATTTCGCCAACCTTACGCCCGATAGTCGCCCACTTGGCACGCTCTGCTTTCGCCTTCTTTTCTTCCTCAGCTTCACGAGCGATGTGTTCCGCTTCTTCTTTCGTTAGTGGTTCGAGGTCTTTACGGTGTACCCACCACCAATCTGATCCGTCAAGATAGTACGCTTTAAACGCATCTTCAGTTTCATCTTTCTTAATGTAAGGCTTCTTTAATTCAACGATTGTTCCGTTCTCAAATGAGTGCCCTCCGCCTACATCTTCGTTATCTTTATCGTGAAATCCACCACGTTTCGTATGCTCTACACCAATAACTCTCGCAAAGTCGTCTTCTTTCAATAACGATTGTTTAGCTTCGAGTACTTCTTCGTCGGTTGCTTTTACTAACTGACTTTCCTCAAACCAAGAAGTCTCTCCGTCAACAACTCGCTTCCCTTTAAACGGTTGGTGGTCATGATCATCCTTAATAATTTCCACTATGTCTCCCACTTGGAGTGGATGCCATACTCCTCCATTTAATACCTTCGCGTAATCACCAACCTGTAAACGTTCTGACACTGACTCACTTGCTTCTTCTACTTTAATTGCCTCCTCCGACGATTCCTGTTCTGTCAGCATCTTTTGCATACTACGAGTAATTTTTTCTAAGTCAGACGGAGTACCTTCGAGTTTAGTTCCGTCAGGCAACTCGATTTTTACTACGCCTTCAGCGTCGGTTAGTTCGTCGTTAGTGATTGCGTGGGATTTTCGAAATACTGTATGTTCTCCTTGCATAAAGTAATTTGAGTGATTGACGTCATCTTTAAAAACAATATCGTTGTCATCATCGATTTCTGTTACTAAATAGAATGCTCCTTCTGTTACATCAAGTTCTTGCTCAGATGCCTTGATTACGTCAGCTGCTTTCGCACCGCCTGTAACTAATTCATAAACAAACCCGTTATACTCCACCATATTTTCATTAACCACTTTAATTCCGTCTAATTTAGCCATATTTAATTTCCTCCCCATTCTCTTCGTTATTAGTTACTGCCGTTAGCTCAATCCATCGTTGGCTTGCACTAGTTTCCGTAGCCCAATACTCACGTTGTCCTGCACATTCGAACATGAATACTCGGTCACCTTCGACTCCTGCGATATAGTCGCAATCATCTTTCGTATAAGCTTCTCCGTTACCTTTCTTCGCTTGTACCACCAATGCATCATCACGATCGTGTCTTACTCGAATTGTTTTTACCTGTATCGTGTACCACTGTTTGTTAATCGGATCACGCGCTACTAAATCGTAAACCTCCGGGATGAACGAATTCGCTACTTCCCAACCGAGGTTTAAGAGCGCGAGGACTACTCGTAGTTCCGAGCAACCGCCCTTAATTGTTGTTTCGTGTGCCATATGCGCTCCCCTTTCTGGAACTTCCTTTAGAATGGTAAGTCATCGCCTGAGATATCGATTGGTGTACCTTCGTTGCTTGTGGCCGTCGGCAATTTTGATTTATCAATGGCTTCATCTTCCGCCTCTTGTAACAATGCAATGATATCGTCCTCTTCGCGGTAGTTAGCTAAATCTTCGTAACTGAAGTCTGTACCAATAAGAGTCTTAGCATTTTCGACTTGTTCGTCCGATGCTTCGCCTGACTCAAGTGAATAAGATTTATCGACTTGTTTGAAGTGGACTGCTTCACCTACTAACGAGTATTCTGGATTAAACTTACGGCCCATCTTTTCGGCTTTATCGTAGTCAGCGATGATGTTATTAATGTGGAACTCCGCCGTATCGATTACACGATAAGTACCGTACTCTAGGTCGTAAACAGGAATCATTGCGTACATCTTACGTTTCGCTCCAACTTTACATGACGGACACTCCGACTTACCAGGCTTGAAGTATTGCGTAATGCCTGCGTTAATCTCTTTCGGTGAATGTAAACACGAATGTTTTCTAAAACGGTGGATCGTACGTTTACCGTCAAATGTTTTATCTTCGTGTACGAAGTAGAAATACCAATTGTCCGGCTCAGCTAGTAAGATGAAAGTTCTACCCTCTGCGTTTACTTCGCCGTGTTTCCCCATTCGTACATATCTCGTCACGCCTTCTGGAAAATCGTTGTTACCTCCGTTTTGATTTGCCTCTCGTTGTTCCTCACGCTTTTTTAACGTTTCTCTAATGCCCATTGAAACAACTCCTTCATTATTATTCGAGCTTGGGTGACTCCCACGCCCGTATTACGTAACTGGTTTCAATTACGCAATACCGACGTGGGGGATTCATCGGTAGAAATCAAGAATTTTTGTAGGACGCAACACATCGTGCTGTAATGCCAAACGCCCATATGACGTCACTACCCGTTTACTACATTTAGGGGAAAGAAGGTTTAACGACGGGTAATGACGTTATATCGACATTCTTTAAATTATTTTATATAAATAATACGTAACAAATCGAATATTGTCGTTAGAATTTACATATATTTAATTTGTACCTACCATGGTAATACTGTATAATTACAGTGAAGTGCATTGTAATGTTTTGCATTGCAAAGTATTGCACTTCCGCTTAGTTAAGGTGAGTTAACTTGCCTTAACGCTAAGCAAAACCATTGCAATTGATCGACCTGCCAAGTCGGTTAGTTGTAAGTACAAAGGGAAGCGTTTTGCCCCCTCTGTACGTCAAACAAAATGTGTTAAACTACTTGTCCTATATGCACTGCCTAAGCATATAGAACGTACTATTGCGCAAGAAGATAATCTCGATAATTACCGAATTGTCTTTCGTCGAATCGCTTTGCCAAGCGCTCGATCTTGCGTATAACTGTCGAATGATGTAGCCCCAACATTTTGCCGATTGCCGTCGGCGTTGGAGTTTTATTCTCACTCGACAGGAACGATTCAACGATCGCCGTCGTTGTCTCGTCATTGACCTGCTCAGGGTCTGCGAGGAAGTCGATTAGCTCACGCTGGTCGGCTTCTTTCTTTTTTATAACATGTTCTGCTAAATCAAATTCGTCTTTGAGAGTTTCGAACATTGCCGTGTTCTCTTCCTCACAACTATCAGGCCCATCGTATAATTCGTACTTTCTTCTCGTACGTAACTTCCGTAGTAATGACTTGTAACTGTTACCTAGTGATACTGCGAATAGTTTTACGAAATCGCCGCCAGCGTTATTTCGCAAACTTTCTAATACTTTGTGTATTACATCGTGGAACAGGTCGGTTATATCATGTTCATTTGCCATGTATGTACTCGTACTCCAATACCCAAGCTTGTCCCGGTATACCTCCGATAAACTAGTGTACAAATCCGTAAATACGAAATCGTCACCTGTTCGAAGATAATCGTTTGCCATCTCGTTAATATTCAATTTTTGTTCGTCTTTCACTTCTTATTCCCCCTTACAATAACTATGACGCAAAAGCGGCCAAGCCCGCGCACATTTTAAAAAATAAATTTTTTGTTTATTACCAATGTTCAAAGTATAGCATATTACAATGGAATATTTAGCAAAGTACACTAAGTACTGGAATTTACACTTTGTATACTTTTGTGAACATATGAATAAACAAAATAAAAAGCGGCCTATAAGACCGCTCTCAGTAATCTTATTTATTTAATGATCAACCGCCTGGTCTAGTTTCTTGTGCTTTATATTGCTGATTATCTCCTTGTGCATCTACATAACCATTAAGCGCAAATATTCCCAGAGCTAGTGTTAAAACTGCGGAAACTCCTAATATAACTTTTTTCAAAATGTATCTCTCCCTTATTGTTGTTAGATTTAAAATTCGTCAACATTTCGGTCATACCGGAACGATCGCCTCTGTCGTATATTTCTTTAGCCACTAGACTAGAGAAAAAGAAGTTCGAATTTGAAAAAAACCTTTGAAAGCATTCGTACAACGCAAGGATAGATTTTTGATTGCAAGCTCGATACATCAAAAGAAAATCTCTCTCTCCCCTTTCTTCTATGTAATCTTCGATCATTTTTCTGTTTTGTTTATTATTATGATACATCACAAGTCTCGCATCTGAATCTATTCCGAGTGGTATGCCTAGGTAAATTTTAACATAATCTAGGTTATCCCTCGTTTGAGTAATCAAATTATTCACTCCGACAGATTTAGCGATTTCGTGACTTTTCTGAAGGTAATCTATGCATTTCTTCTTATCTTCAGTCAAGTACGTCATCCCTACATAATATGACGCATCCGAAACAGTTTTCGCGCAAATATTAGCGTTAATTATTAAAAAGGAATAATGCCTCGACAATTCTAACTCATTCCTATGTAAATAAACAGGCGCTAAAATTTCGGCTAATCTATGCAGGTAGCATTCTTTGATAAACAACTTACGATTATCACTTAATTTTTTTATCATTTCCTCTACCTCTAAAGCCAAATCGAGCATGAGATGTATCTTCTTTTGTGCGAAATAATCATAGCATTTAAGTATATTCACTAAAATCATAAGGGTAGTATCTTCCGTATATTCAATCTTTTTTAAATTTCCGATTATTTCCTGACCTTCTATGTCGTAGTTCATGTATTTATAGATTATATTATAAACGTTTATATAATCTCCGATAATTCCAACTTCTTTTTTGTACTTCTTTATAAGCTTTTTCAACAAGGATACATTCCTAGTAATTGCCGCATACTCTAAACTTTGCTGAATAGACTCCGCCGAATCCAACTGTAAGCACCATTTAGACATTTTCTCAACCTGATTATCAGGAAATAAATAATAGGAGAGCCTCAAGAGTTTTCTAAACCCAATGGTTCCATCCTTTTTAAACTTAGACATACACTGTTTTGATGCTTCTATTTTTTCAGCAACGCTCGAAAATGTTATATCATCTCTATCATTTATAGTATCGCATATCTCTTTATGAAACCCCGGCACTTGAACACCCTCCTATGCTGTACAAGAAAATTTTGGTATAATGTAATTATAATTTATATGTGCACAAAAGTACACATTTGAATATTGAGAAATATTTTTCTAAGGATGTGCTAAGATGATCGATTACACCCCTCTCCATGTCACGCTAAAAGAAAAAGACATGGTAATAAGCGATTTGAGAGATAAAATATTACATAGTAAAACTATTGCTAGAATTAACAGAGGAATGTCTGTACACTTAAGTACAATAGAGGATATCTGTTTACATCTAGACGTTCCTATAGAAAAAGTAGTTAAAATTATGGATAATGAAGAATAGTAGTTTTTAAGCCTCCGATTCGAGAAAGGAGGTGATTACATCGTATAAAGTCGGAAGGTGCCGTATTCCCGATTTATGTAAAAAGAACGGCATTACACAAGCTGAACTTGCCCTAAAGGTCGGTATTACACCGCAATCCATAACGGATTATGTCAGCCTGCGTAATTTGCCTAACGTAGAAAGAGCACGTAATATTGCCGCTAAACTACATTGTGACATCGAAGAGTTGTACGAATGGGAGACGGAATGACCTCTATTTACCGGGAAGGTTTTGTATCTTCCCTCCGATTATAACTACGTGAATTCACGTATATTAATTTTAATCGAACCGGCTCCGCATTATCAACTACAGATATCAACGAAGATGCACCCTCTTTTACCAACGCTTCATTTGCGTCTTTATACTCTTTTATATAACCGTTTGTCAAGTGGATTTTGCCGTTTAAATATTTCTCAAGTTCTTTTCGAAGTTTCTCGCCTGCCGGATCGTTATCCACCACGATAACTAATTCTTCTATCGGGGACTTCAATATTTGCTCTGCCTTTCGTTGGTTAAACGACGAGCCTCCGTTTGCCAATCCGAAAACCCCAGCCGTCATAAATGACATCGCGTCTATTTCCGCCTCACAGTATACCGCACGTTTAATATTCCGTTTATAAGCCAGATGTAGCCCGTATATCAAATCTCCAATTGGCTTTCCTTCCTTTTCGTACCAAAAGACTTTCGAAGAAACCTTCCGATACTTTATATTCGCCAATCTACCGTTTGTATCAAACCACGGAATTACAACCGCCTGCCTAAAACGGTCGTAACCGATCTTCATTTGCCGTTGTACCTCTTCGCTAATACCTCGCTGTCCTAAATATGAATGGCGATAAGCATACTCTTGCAACCGGCCATAATCGAGGGGACTACGTCCGCTTTCAATCCGGAGTTTCGGCGGTTTAAGCATGAGGTTATCATACGTGTAACTAGTACCATACGATTCTAATAGATACGCTTCCGTTTCTTCATACGTTTCATTTCGCAAATAAGATAACAATCTGGTAAAGTTGCCGCTTTCCCATTCGTTATCAAATGCGCCTGAATCTTTCCATGTACCTGCGTAATCCCCGTCTAAGTTGACGAAGAAGCTCGGTGTGTGTTCGTACCTAAATGGCGAGGCTGCAATCAGCTTATCATATGACCACCTTTCGTTAGTCCAAGAAAACTGCCTAAGTTCATACTCGATGTCTACATTTACGTCCTGCCCACGTATCTGAATACTTGACAAGGTGACCCACCTACCGTTCTTTTAATTTAAAATACTGAAGTGAATTGCTTCGCCGCTTGTTCGCCGGTTTCCATTTCCTTAATAACGCCAATCTGTGGCATGTAAATAATTTCGGCGGATTCACCTTCACCACCATCACGGCCTTTATTAATACCGATTACACCTCTTCCTTGTTTTGCGTCAGTATCAACCGCTATCAATAACGCTGCGTCCTCTAAAAGCGCTTTTGTTTTCTTTACTTCGCTACGTTTCGGTAAGCGTAATTCCCTCTGACCATCTGCATCCTCATTATTATCGACCTCATCTGCCTGTGTGATAGCGAACATAACTACACCTGTCTTACCGGCTAATCGACGTAACTTCTTCGATGTTTCAGCCGCATCGCCACCAGCCGTTTTAGACGTGTTCTTCTCGTAGTCTAGATAATAGAACGGATCGACAATCACTACATCTGCATTCGTCTCAGTTATATCTACTTCTAACTGTCGTAAATCTCTTCGGTGAAAGTCGTCATCGTCTACGCCTCGTACGATAATATTACCAGGCAGAATTTTGTTGATATTCGCTAAGAACGTTTTAAATCCTTTTTCAAATTCTTCTGATAGTTTACCATGGCGGATTTCCTTCGAATCAAAACCGGCTTCGAGGTTTACGCCCTCTAATTCAGCGACCGTTGCTCCAATACGTGATGAGATTGAAGTGTATAAGCGTACCATTCCCTCGAACCATCCCATTTCCATTAACCAAATAAGCACGTTTGCTCCTTGGAATGCCATTTCCACACCTTCTTCGATAGTCGTTGCGGATTTACCACGCCCTGACTTTCCGTAGATGGTGTAGATATTCGAAGAAACATAGCCACCAATTGCTTTGTTAATGAATGGGAATCGAGAATTCCAAATACGATAAGAATCGCCTTTTTTACGACGCTCGTATTCCTCTAGAAACTTATTCGCATCAGCCTTTAAACTTGTTCCAACTTTATCACGAACATTTGTTCTAAGTATAACTCCGTCAACTTTATCTCGCAACCATTCTAGGAAACTATTTCCGTCTTTTTCCTCAAACTGGGCAGGCGCCTCGTTTTGTAATAGTTCCATCACTTCGATCTTAGCACTATAGGACTTGATTTGTTTTGTTAGATACTCGAAGCTATCCTCGACATTTGGAACGTAAGTGAAGCCATCGACTTCTGCCACTAACGTACGGAAATCCGGCGTTTTTCCTCGATTAGTTTCTACGTAATCTTTAATAAAACGATACGCTTTCCGTTCGGCTTCTGTAACAAAATCTCGTTCTGTTACATGGTTCAATTGTATAGGATTAGCGGTGTCTACCAATTTCGATAAAAACATTTCTCCGTAGTTCATAAACTACCCCTCCAATATATTGTTTGTTGGGCGATTTTTTATTCGGTTGTCAAAGAGCGGTATGATTCCGAGTGTATAAAAGAAACTAACACTAGGCAACATCCTTTGTAATCGCGCTAGATTCTATTTATAAAACAACTGTAACACATATATTTTTTCTTATCTTTTTAAAATCTCTTACATAATAACTGCTTATTTTCTACATTTTTATTCAAAAACGAAAATTTACATCCATTTGTAATAAAAATGAGTAGTTTTCACTAAAGAAATCAAAAAGCGTGAAATTGTGAAATATGATATAATACCTTGTTTTTTCTGACCTACATTTAAAAAAGTAAAAAACTCAAATTTATGGTATAATTCATATTTTTAATTTCTTTCTCTATTATTATGGCTCTTCGGTGTTGCCCGTCATTAATCATATATTTTCTCGAACCGCTCGCATTCTCTCCGCCATCTCTCGCTTCTGATCCTCGCTATAAGTTCGTAATCGTTTCATGCTTACGTTCTTCTCTTGCAGCATACATTTCACCGCTAGTGAGTTGCCGTCACTATCACTTTCGATAACTGTAACGTTTTCCTCGCCGACTATTTCTACGAGTTTACGAATGTGTTTAGGAACGCAAGAGTATGCGCTCCATTCCTTCGTTTCGTTGTCGAAAGTCAATACCGTTTCTTGTTCTTTGGTTGAGTATAAGCTCATTCCGTCTCCTCCAATACTACGTTATAGATTCTGCCGGTAACTCCGTTGTTGCAAGCACTTCTACCGTACTGATTCCACAAAAGTAACTAAGCCAGAAAGCTAGCGGTAGATATACAAATACACCAATTATTAATTTCTTCATTTTCGTATTCTGCCTTTGAATAATCTTTTTCATATTACACATACTACAAATAAGTCGACTTCCCACTGCTTTACCCTTTTCAAATCGGAGCTCTCTCCTCCGTATTGTTTAGAAACATGGCGGGCAACCTATCAATTGCCTGCCGTTTTTACGTATACACTAAAAAATTATTGTCCATAATGACTGAAGAAGTTATCTTAAGCCATTTATGGCGACCTCCAGCAGATGGATACTTGTACGGCTGTTCTGGTAAAAGGAGCGGTCATTTTTTATTTCCGCATCCCCCTTTTCGATCCGCCCTCGAACAGCAACACCACGCACAAATCTCGAACTCTATCGTATAACCTACGATCAAACACGCTTTCCAACTCATCGATAGGAATATTCGAAGTGTAGACTGTAGGTAGTCCGTTCGTTACCCGATGGTTAATAACCGCATGTAAATCGCCTCGAAACGCCTCGGTTGCACTACGTACTCCAATATCGTCTAGTACTGCGAAAGGTGCCGTCTTCGCATTACTCATACGACGATAGTATTCCTTTGCCGATTTCTCAGCGACATCTTTCGGTATGTGGGATCGATTGAATTCGTTAAAAATCGTTTGCCATTCGTTCACATCCAAGAAATATCCAGGTACCTGCAACGATTGCCTATTTCGCTGCAAACTACCGATGTAATGTCGTATGAGCCACTCGTTTAAAATTACGGCTTCTGTCGTCGTTTTCCCTGTGCCAGTTTCTTCGGAAAACAAATACATCGATTTGATCTTATCCTTCGGGTCTAACGACGCTTCCGCCTCAAATTGCCGTGAGAAAGTCGTTACATATGCTTCGATAGATTTATAGACTTTCGATTGTGTATCTTTTACAGGCGAGTTCAGTAACGTTAAATGACGATATTCTTTCGGTAAGTTGGTCGCTGCCATACGCCCTCCATTACCGTTATGTCCGTGTAGTGCGATGTATGAGGCACACTGACGGCTACATGCTTCGCTTTTGTATAACGAACAGTGATCGGACAGAATACATTGCATCAAATTGTCACCTCTTTACGGTCGATACGTTCTTTTTCAAATTTCACCTTATAGTACTCAATCACCGCGTCAGCATCTTCACCGGCTAATATTGCGCCATATCTTCGTATATTTAACCCAATTCCATGAGGACAGTTTTTATAGCAATGTTCTTCAATCGCTCCGATATACGGTAAGTCCTTGTTTGGACAATCGTAACAATACGTATCTAGTAATCTCGAAGTTTCTTGACGTGCTTTTTGACGTTGCTCTTTCGTATAGATTGACGGATCATTCGATGTCTGCTCTCTAAAATGGGCTTCTGACCGAACTTGTCCACTTCGCTCTTGTCCACATTTCGGACACCCGTGCCCTCTTCGTAAATGTGAAAACAGTATCGTAAATACTTCGTTTGGATGGTGCGGGCATTTATACCGTATTTTCGTTCTATCATTTACGTAATTCTTTTCTAGTAATTTGTAACCGCGTTTTTCAAACGTTTCTTTTACGAGCTCAAAAGAATGTCTACGTTTTAAAATCCCACAATATCGGCAACCACTACCGTTTCGTAATTCCGCGTAACTAATCGATAACTTTTCATCCGGATGGTCCGGACATTTATAGCGCATCTTTGCCGTTCCTATTACGTACTCAGTTTCCAATAGCTCGTAACCACGTTCTTCAAACTTCGTTTTCACTTGTTCAAACGTTAATTTAGGTCTTGCCATTTGTATCCCTCCATTCCTACTAATACATATCTCGCATTTTTCACGTTTCACTTGCACATTCTCGAAAAAAATAATTTATCCGGTTATAAATAATCGATAATTTCTTGAGTACTCACTTTAATATGTGTCTGATTTCGCGAAAAACGAGCCTCTTTTTTACGAATTTCTTCAAGAACTCTCGGCAACAACCTAGATCGCATATACGAATACATAAACGCAAAGTTTAATCCGGGATACTCCCGTGTCGACTTATAGTCGGCGAAACATACGTCGATGAATAGTTTTGTTGCTCCCGGTTTATATTCGGCGATGAACGTCTTCAACATACGACCTTCCATCGCATAGCTGCGAGTGACATACGGAATTTTATAACGTTCCTCATGTACATGCTTTAGGTACTCTCGGAATGTCGTTACGTTCCACTTTTCGATTGGTAGGTTGCGGAAATCTTTCGTTGATATACGGGGCATTGGTTCCCCTCCTCGTCAAATAATTGTGCGTGTAATTCCTCATTAGATGCCTGCCATAAATCTCGACCGTCTTCCGTTTTGAATACGTTGCGACGGATTAGCGCCTCGATGTAAATCTGCTTTCGTATGTCTTCGTTATGTGTGATTGCTGAGTACATTCGTTTGTTTATTCGGCCTCCTTTGCCTTCCAACTATGGATACAATTACCGCTAATAATTTCAGAAGATTCATGTTATCCTTCAGTTATCGAGCAGACATTACTCGACGCGTCTTCCTAACAGACGCATATACTCCATCCCTTTCGAATCTCTGTCCCCACAGAGGTTCTTTTTTTCTATGTTTTCGACATATATCGTTATGAATTTTCTCAATATGATACATATAGCCTTCGACCGACAAAAATGTTAATATATGGATACATCTTTTCTTTTGACCTATATTCTTAGGTCTTTTTTTCTGACCGCTAGCTCATATCTTCTTTACTTACCGCTTGCCCTACCGATAACACTCCTTGTTATATACATTCGTAGATTCCTAGATTCTTATCTCGTTATTTGAGTGGAAAATTTACATCAGTAACCTTTTGTCACCTGTCGTTCTTGTTGACGTTCAATTACTCCGGTCACACTTCCGATACTGCACTCGACTTTCTGCTTAACACCTTTTAGCGTGTGCATAACCGACTGTAACACCGCTTGATCATCCTTTGCCTTACGTCGTTCTTTACGAATACGTTTCAGTTCTTTCACCAAGTGATTACCACGTGCTGTAGTGAACGTCTCAATTTCAATAGTATGTAGGATATCTTGCTGCGCTATATCCGCTTGTGAACTGCGTATATTCGTTTGTTGCATGTCGGACTCTAACGATTCTAGTTCCAATAGGATACGTTGTAGCCGCTTTGTTACGTCTCTCACTGTAAACACCTCCTCTTAACTATTCTTTTATATTTGTCGTATTGTGCTCTACATAAAACTTAGTACTTTCCTTCATTTATAAATCCATTTATCTTTATAAAACATTAATTAAAACCTTACAACTTCGCTTACGCTCGTTGTATCTCATCATCTATTAGCGACATTCTTTTATATAAGTAACTACCGCTGAATATATTAATGATGGAAGGATATTTCACTAGAAATAGACTTCAAGGTTTTAGCTCTTAATCTTTTTCTAGTTAAAAGATAGTTCTTGTTAAGAGTTAGTTCTTGTTAGTGTGAACTACAACCATGTGTGGAAGTCGCCATATGTGGTCATGCGTCACATGGACTGATAGATTCCGGCTCATTTCCGAATATTGTTAGCTGACTAATCGGTAGAATCGTATAAACCGTATTCTCCCATTGTTGTGTACGTTCGTGTCTACGTCTCTCTTTAACGACTAATGGCTTTCCATCCCAACGATACTCACATAACTTTTTGATACGTCTGTTGGCGCTCTCGCGACTTATATTTAACCGTTTAGCAATCATGTCTTGCGTTGGGTAACATTCGCCATCTTCATCCATGAATGAAGCTAATACGCAAAGAGTCGTCCATCTTTCCGGACCTAAGTCTGCTATTAAACCGGAGTGTACTGCGTCGACATACATTTTTAGAAAAATACGTGTCTCTCGTTTTCCACTCGTAATTGAATATTCTGTTTGGGCTTCGATTGATACTAAGTTGCTATTTTCGCTCACTGTACTCACCCATTTCCACCTCCGTGTAATGCCTTGTGAACTCCTTACATTTACTATGACGCGACACTTTGTAACCTCGCGCACTTTTCATAAATAAATTTCGGATTTATTTTTCTCGTCGCTTATATAAACGTTTAAGCTTTTGAAATTGAGCCAATGTTTTTTACGTTTTTCTACCTTTTATACCCCTATACAATTTGTGACTTTAGTTTTAGAATACAGGTAATGGAAGATATAACCTCTTTCTTGTGACTTTTTAAAGGAGGACATAAGATTGAGTGGTACAGTAAGTAAAAATAAGGATACAGGTAAATGGGATTTTGTCTTCGCTATTAAAGATCCAATGACAGGCAAGCGTAAACAGATACGCCGTAGAGGTTTCACTTCTAAAAGAGAAGCAAATGAAGAAATGACACTCTTAAGGGCTGATTTTCTTAACGACGATTTTCTTAAGCTTTCCCATATGCCATACGAAGCATTTATGGAACAGTGGTTTAAAGAAAGGCAAAATCAGCTTCAAAAATGTACCTTTCGAGCAAATTACACGCATTACTTAAACATCATAAAACCTCGTCTCGGTCACTTGAGGATTCAAGACATTACAACAATGCATCTACAAAATTATATCAACACGTTAATAGAAGAGAATTATTACTCAAAAGGTACAATAAATTTAGCTTTCAGTTTTATAAGAACCTCTTTGAAAAGAGCTAAAGTACTTAAACTGATAAAGCATAACCCAGCAACCGATGTTGTTTTACCTAGAATAATTAAAACTGAAATGGAAGTATGGACGTTGGATCAGGTAAATTACTTTTTGAGTGGAAGTAAGACAATGGGGAACGCTACGAGATTTCGTATTAGCTTTTCAATAGCGATATTTACTGGAATGCGTCAAGGTGAGATTTTGGGGCTACGGTGGAAAGATATCGACTTTGAAAATAATAGAATTTTTGTCAGACAAACATTGTCTGAGCGTGGGGAATTAAAATATGGAGCAAAGAATAAAACTAGTATACGTACTATTCATATTCCGAAGATTTTAGTAGAAGAGTTAAGAACTCACCGTAAGTTCGTCGAATATGAAAAAGAAAAAGCCGGTGATAAATACACCGACTTAGACTTAGTTCTCCCCTCGAAATATGGAAAACCTTTAGATTCCCGAAGCATACGTAGATCATTTTACAATGTAACCGAAAAACTCGGCTTACCTAGAATAAGGTTTCATGATTTACGACATACTCACGCTACGCTATTAATTCAACAAAACGTTAATGTAAAACTAATTTCAGAACGTTTAGGTCACGCTGATATAGGAACGACATTAAATACGTACAGTCACGTGTTACCTGATATGCAACGTTCTGTAGCCGAGAAGCTCGATGAAGTATTCGAAAAGTGTGACCGCTAGTGTGACTCGGCCTTCAAATTCCGAAAAAACGAGTGGAAAAATCGATGGTTAAAGGTGTTACTTCACCACAAACCGAG